ATTAAAATAGCAACAACACCATCTGATAACAACCATGCCGCTTCGAAAAAATATGTTGATGATTCAGTAACAGGTGGTGGATTCATCTTAAACATTGGTGCTGACGATTCAACTGAAGTCACATATAGCACAGGACAAAAATTACAATTTTTAGGCGGCTCTAACATTAGCACTGCCATCACAACAGGTGACAATTTAACAATTAGTCTAGGACAGAATTTAACAAATATAGAATCAATATCATCAGCAACATCTAATGCAAATTTAACTTTAGCATCAAATGGTACAGGTGACGTGGTAATAAATGACACTTTGACGTTCTCTGGCGCGGCATCAACACCAACGGCAGGCTCAGTAACCAAGATCTATAACAAAACAGCAGGCGGTGGAGGCACTGGCTTGTATTTCAACAACTCAGCAATCAATTCTGGCACAGAAGATGAATTGATAAGTAAAAAGAAAGCAACGGCATTGGCCATTGCATTAGGATAAAAATGGCAATAACACAAAGAGTATGTAACAACATTTTAACAAACACCAGCCAAGCATTTGCGGCAACTGAAGGTACCGCTGTGACGTCAATACACTTATGTAACATCTCATCTGCAGATGCTACTGTCAACATCTATGTCCTAAAAAACGATGGTTCAACAACTGTGCCAACAGAAAATAACAAACTTTACAACACATTAACAATATCAGGCACTGATACATACGTTATCGACACTGAAAAATTAATTTTAGCAACAGGAGATAAAATTTATATTGAAACTCCTGACTCTTCAGGTTCTGTTGTGGCTACTATTTCAACTATAGGATTGTAATAATCATGGGTAGATTTGTAAAAAACCCAATACTAGCAGGCGAGGATTCGATACAAATTCCTGTTGGGACAACTGCTGAAAGACCAGCATCTCCAAAAAAAGGTATGTTAAGATTTAACGAAACTTTAAATCAGTTAGAATTTCATAACGGTACTGCATTTAAAAATTTACAAGGCGGAACTGCAGGTGTTGCCGGCATCACAGTAGATACAATAACACTTGACGGATCAACAACTGTATTTCCAATGTCAGTAACTCCAACAGATGAAAAAAATATTTTAGTGTTTATGGAAGGTGTATTTCAGAAACACAGCACGTATTCTATTTCAGGTAGCAACATAACTTTAACACCATCATATCCAGGCGACACCTCAAAAGTTGTTACAATTATTCACGGTTTAGATATAGTTTAAGAAATATTTCCAAAGGCACGCCAAGTACCAGGTGCACCGGATTTAATACATACCCATCCTAAAGGAACACCTACCTCAGGTTGAGAGTTCCAACAAATATCACCTTTACTATGACTGCCATTATTTGGAATTTCTGGCTCATATCTGTGCGTTTGTCCTTGATATCTTATTGGTCCTGCTACTTCTAAATCTTCCTTGGGTGCTTTAACTTTTATTCCAATCTTGTTGTCATGTGATACAAACAATGTTGGTTCTCTGTTTGTGCCAATTGAAAACTTGTCCGAAGTTATTGTGCCAATGTATGGTGTAGAACCAACCACATCTGTTACAACTTCGAGTCCATCTTTGGCAACTGCAAAAGGTCCTCCAGGTAGGAGTGTATTCACACCGACCTTATTATTTTCTACAGTAAAAACATCTGCAACATTTAAATTTTTCAAGATTCCAACTTCTTGTAGTTTTGATTTTTTAATTGCATTGCCTAGTCTGTCAGACCAAATCACTTCATTGCCACCAATTCTGACACTATTTTTAACATCCATATCTTCGCATACTGCTTGGTAGTACATGATTTCAGTTGCGGCAAATTTTCCTTCAACGTGCATTGGACCATCAACAACAATGTCTCCATCTTTGATGGTTATTTTTGCTTTAGTTGCCTCATCCTTGATGCCTGTAGAACTAAAATTTGTGATAGTACCACCGTCAATTTTGTCACCAGATAACTCATTTTCAAATAATGCATTATTTTTTGATTTAAGTTGTTCTAGTGCTTCTGATAACTTCTTCTCAGTCCATTCTAGTCGTGTAGATAGGCTATGATTATCACTGTTCAGTTTACTGACCGTGCGTTTCATTGCATTTTCAACGTGTTCTGTGACCAGATTTTGAATACTTTGCTCGATTGACATTAACGATATTTATAGGTGTGTTTTGACCTTGCAATTAAAAATAAATATGTAAGATATGGCAATACAACGAATACCAGGCGAACTCTTACAGTCTAATCTTACCAGGCAGGGTGTAGATCTAGCCTTTGAAACAAATCTATTATTTTTAGATGTATCCAATGCTAGAATAGGTATTGGTACTGACAGTCCTGGATTCAAACTAGATGTAGTAGGAAATACTAGAATTACAGGTAATCAGACTATCACAGGTAATTTAGAAGTACAAGGAACTACTACAACAATAGACTCAAGAAATTTAACTGTAGAAGACAACGTCATTGTCTTGAATTCAGGCTCAAGTCAGGCAACATCTGCAGGAGTAATGATCAACAGAGGTGCCTCAAATCCGGCATTATTCTATTGGGATGAAGCAAACGACAAATTTAAACTAGTAACAACTGCGTCAGACGGCTCGACAACTTCAACAATCACTGATACTGCATATGCTAAACTGGCAGGCGCGGATCCAACAGATGCTAGAGACTTTGTAACAAAAAATTATTTTGATGTAAACACAGCAGGATTTGCCGGTTCTGGATCAGTAATAGGATCAAGTATTCCTATAGGTTCACCATCAGATTCAAGTTTTGGTGATGGTGCACTAATAACTTTAGGTGACGCCCATTCGGTGACTGGAGCAATAGACGATCTCAATGAAACCATGGAAAACATCAGAGCAAACACATTTGTGAAATCAGTTTCTTTCGTGGCAGATACCACTGCGGCGTCCAGCGGAACAACGATCACTCTAACTATTTCCACAGTTGGTGGAGGAGCAAACAGATATACAATCACATGGGGTGATGGCGATACAACAACTGCAACTTCAGATTCGACACCTTCACACACATACACAGCGACAGGATCGATGACTGTGACTGTTAAAGCATTCAACAACACTGCTGTTACAGATTCCGCTGGTTCATTTGCCACATCAACACAAACTAATTACATCACAATTTTTACTGCAACTCCGGTGCCAAACTTTTTTATATATGCGGCATCATCAGGTGGCAGTGCAATTACAAAAGCAGATACAGGATCAACTGTGTATCTTGAAAACACCTCAACAAATACAAGTGGTGCAACAGTGAACTATAGGATAGACTGGGGAGATGGTAATTCACAATCCGTAACCAGCGATAGTGATCCAGGTGGAGTAGGTGGTGGTAGGCTATCACACACATACAATAACAGTGGTGCAGACGACGGTAGTACTATTGCAGGTACCGGAACAGGTGATACTAGGTATGCAATAAGGCTTGTCTTAGAAGCACACTCTACAGCGGCCCCAAGTGATATACCAACAGGTATTACTAAGAACTTTGATGTTTATTCAACGCACACAGTTCTGTATTCAGCGGCTGATTCAACTGTAAGAGGAGTAAATGAAGAAAGTACTTCAGGCTTTCCTGTTACCTTTACAAACAATACAGCAACTAATCCAGGCGCACAATCAGTTTTCTCAAGCAACATATACAGTTGGAACTTTGGAGAAGGCGCTGGAGCGACAAACGTCAATGTAGGATCTGGTTCGAGTGGTGACACAGGACAAACAATTTCAAATACATTCAACCTTAGCACTGCACAACAGAATGCAAAAACAACAGTGACATATACTACAACATTGAGCCTTGCAAACGAACATACAAGTTCTCCTTTTGCGGCAGACATGAAAATTATAGTTGAACCAGACGTGAGAGCAAATATTGCCGCAACTGCTGTTACTGTTTCAAACAAAAGTGGCGACGACGCATTTGACTTATATGATTTCACTGACCTAGCAGGAAATAACAGGGCATTAGTAAGATTCACAAATACGTCACAACACGCGGACGATTACACTTATGATTTTAAAGATGATTCATCAGACACATTAAGCATTGGCGAAGATGGATCAACAGCAGGAACAATAGGTGCAACCTTAGATAAAAACTTTTCAGGCACTAGCAACGGAAGTTTCACAACAAGATTTAGAGCACACGGCACACCAGACACAATTGAGCAAGACGATGAAGAAACAATAACATTTACTATGAACGCAGTGCCGGCGGCTCCTAGTAATTTAAGCACTTTTAGTTTAACGTTGAGTGATTCAGCACAAGGTACATCACCTAAATTGTGTTCAGGTTTCACTGACAACACAGGTTCTTTATCAAACATTAGTGCCGCTACATCATTAAGTTCTTCCACAGCAAGAAGATACACATCAGGAACTATTGATACTGCTGATGTTAATAATGCGTATAACGGTGCCACAGGTACCTTAACAGCGAACATTAATGGCTCTGCCGCAGGTGCCAAATCATTTTCAACATCAACTGGAGAAAACGGAACATTCACATCTCTAGTTGTGTCAGGACAGGATGATGCAAACACTACAATCAGTTCATCAACTTATCCATCAAATTTTTATCAAACCTTTGATGCAAAAATTACACAGGCATTAACAAGTTACAGTGTAGGATTAAATGCACAAAGATTAGAACACTCTGCAACAGGAAACACAAACGTGGTCCATGTTTTAAGAGACGATATTTCTGCAACACCAACAATCTCAAATGTAGGTACGTTGGCGCAGAATGCCTCTGGCACATTGAGATATATTGCCGGAGTGCCATACTATTCAGATGATGGTTCTCAACCAACACTGAATCTCACAGGTGTACAAGTCCAAAATCTTACAGGACAAGCATACACCGACCAATCAAACATTGTTGAAGTCGACTATGATACTAGATCAGAAGGGTCATCTGGTAATGCCATATCAGATACAGATTACACTTACAGTGACATAGATGGTGCTTCAACAATGTTGAGCGGTGGGACTCCAGTTACAGATACAGGTGTTGCGTCTGCATACACGTTGGGCACATTATCAATAAATGTTGATCAGACATCATCAACTAAAGCAGTTAACGAAATAAAAATTAGGGCAAGGAATGCCAACGGCACAGGAAGTTATAACACAGGTAGCAGTACAAAAATACAGGTTTACAATCCAACTCCTACAGGCCTAGACAACGAGCAAGGTGGTATCACAGTAAGCGACTCACTGGGTGCAACCCACGATGACGATGCTTTGCGTATATACGACTTCGCAGGAGAAACAACAGATACACCATCATTTGCTGGAGGCACAAACTTCTATACAAACAACTTATTCACAGGTGCAAAAACAGTTGCAGGTACAAGAGAAGCAGGCGTAAGATTTGGAACAATAAAACATGAAACAACAGACTATTCAACATTCTTACCTGTTGGTCCTGATAGATCTAGTGATACCAACACACAATATTTTACTATTGCATTTAGAAGGTCAACAATGGCCAACTTCAATGTAACCTTATCAGGTACAGTGTCAGGTATGTTTATTGCGGCGCCAGGCACTGCGATAGATAATGCATCAGGATTGAACGGATGGTTAGACTGTTCAACAACATATGGAGGATCGGGAGTACCAGGATCAGACACAGGCAATGGCGGAAATGGTTCTAATGGATGTGCATTCAATTCTGGAGATAGGGTAGTCGACGGCACCTCTTATTCTTCACAAGAATTTACATTCACGTTAGGGACTGAGAACGGAACAAATGCAACAGGAAACGTAATTTTAATAAGAATTAAATTGAATTCAGGAGACAGTGTCACGGCACTAGCAATAGATTAATGGCAATTACAGACGCAAAAAAAATAGATTATCTTTGGAAGAAAATTGGTTACGGTGCAACCAAAACAGATACCAATGCGAATAAGAAAGCACCTAACGAAGCCATTGCATCACCTTTACTAATAAGAGGTGATAAAACTTGGAACCAAGCATCAAGTATTCCCGCAGTAATGCCAGGATCAAGTTCGGGTGTAGTAACAGTCTATCCAACAAGTACGCCGGACGAAACAGCCGCTGACAACACAGCATCAGCAAATCGAACCTGGAAAACAGAGTTAACAGATTGGATACCACCTGAATTTGGATCAACATATGGTGTAAAAGTTTATGTTCATACGTCGGGTGATGCCGGCAACGCCGCTGGTTCGGGAGATCAGTTATTTGGTACTGGTTCAGGAAACAACGACGAATGGTTCTTTGATTATCAATCCGGTGTCCTACATTTCATTGGAACGAATCTACCAAATGGAATAAACTTTACAGGAAAATCAGTCTACATATCTGGAGCAAGATACACTGGACAAATAGGTTTACAAAACATTTCAGGTGGTGGTGCTGGAGACACAGGTAATTTTTCATTTTCAGGATCAACAATAAACCAAGATACAACAAATGCAGACTTTACTCTTAACACAACAGGCACAGGTAATTTTGTATTCAATACAAACTCAGGCATAAAAGTACCAGTGGGAACTACTGCACAAAGGCCAAGTGCGACACCAGGACTTATAAGATTTAACAGTACCACAGGCAAGTATGAAGTTTCAGAAGACGGATCTACTTTTACAAGTTTAAGAACAGAACACACATCTCAAGAAGTTAAAAAAGATGTTTTTACAGGAGATGGATCTACGAATACATTCGCGTCAATAAATGTTGCGACAGATCCAAAAAATTTAATTGTGTATATAGATGGTGTGATGCAGGAACCTACAGAAAATTATATCACAGATGGTTCAACATCTTCGATTACAATCAGTGAGGCTCCACACACAGGTGCAAGGATTGTGATAATGTCGGGATTTGCCGAAGCACAAACTTAATCAACACTGATACCATCTGGTTGGTAATTCAAAATAAATTTTCTATATTCGCCGGTAAGTTTATTTACTGTACCTATTTCTGGGACAATCTCCCATTCGAACTCAGGCTGTCTAATAATAAATTCGTATAAATCTTGTCCACTTGCAAATTCAATCCTTACTCCGTTCATATGAAATTTATCTTCTATTCTAAATTCTTTCTTTAAAATTAATTTTAAAACATTTTCAATTTTTTGTCTGAAATGATTCATTTCTTGCACTATATCAGGACGCTCTTGTAAAGTTTCTAATGACCTATTTCTTGCGACCATTGGCCATTTTAATATAACTGAATATTTGTAAAATGTTTCTGTTTTAATTTTTGCCATATGTCTTAAACTCCGGATAATCAAACACTTTCACATTTTTCAAATGATCAAACAATTTAATTTTGTTAATATTAGGCTTCCTACAAAAGTAAAAATGTGTTGTTGGATGATTGGTCATCACTTTAATTAGAATCTCTCTTTCATCTAGATCTTCAATATCATATCCGCAAAGGAATATTCTGTCGGCGTCGGACCAAATTGCCAATAAAAGTGCTAGATTTTGATTGCTTAATTCTGAAAAATCTAAACCTACACTTGCAACATCACCAAATATGGGTAGATAATCCACATTGTCAAAAAAGAAATACTTTTTATATAGGCCGGTATTTGTTAAAAGCATGGTGTCTTTGTAGTGTGAAAAGTTGATCATGTTTTGTAATTCTAATTCATTGTTGGTGACTGCATACTTAAACTTTACAGTTTTGTTACAAATGCCACTTGCAATCACATCACCCAGTTTTGCAGGAGTCTTCATGTCGTATTCTATGGGTATATTTCCTAGGACAGTAATGTGCGTATATTTCATAACATCTGTATTTAAGCCGGGTAAATCTGCATGGCACGGTAAATACTGACGTTAAATCATAAATTAATTTAACGTTAAATTAACTTTCGAAAGTAACAAGGAGAAACTATTATGGCAATAGGACGAATATCAGGACAGATGCTCAAAGCCAATCTTGAGAGATCAGGAACGGATTTAGCATTTGAAACGAACCTCTTGGCGTTAGACGTAACGAATTCAAGAGTAGGTATTGGAACTGCTAGTCCGGCCGTAAAACTTCACATCTCTGCAACAGACAGTTTGAGACTTCCTTCGGGAACGACGGCTCAAAGACCTGGTTCACCAGCAAACGGTGACATCAGATACAATTCTACTTTAAGTAGGATTGAGGGTTACACTGGCGGAGCATATGCAAGTTTGGCGGGCGACGGTATTGACAATATGGTAGAAGATACTACACCCCAACTAGGCGGTAACTTAGATATTAACGGATTCGACATTGTATCCGCGAGATCTAATGAAAACATATCAATCACACCAAACGGTACAGGTGAGGTTGTTCTATCAAAAGTAAACATCGGTGGTGGTGAGATGGATGGCACAATAATTGGTGCTAACTCAGCCGCGGCTGGTACGTTTACAAACTTAACTGCAAATGGTACAATAGACATTGACTCATCTGGTAACATGGATGGAATCATAATCGGTGCCAACACAGCGGCGGCGGGAACGTTTACAACTGTAACAACTTCCGGCAACGTTGTTGTTGGAGGTAACTTCACAGTTAACGGAACAACTACAACAGTTGACAGTGCAACATTAACAGTTGAAGATCCGCTAATTCAATTAGCGAAGAATAACTCAGGTGGAGCGGCGAATGCCTTTGACCAAGGTCTATTCTTTAACAGAGGATCTTTAGCAAACGTATCATTCTTATGGGACGAGTCAGCAGACGAATTTGTGTTTGCAACTACGGCTTCTGAGGATGGAACGACAGCAGGTAACGTAACAATCGATTCCTACGCTGACATCCAGGCAAAAGATGCTACATTTAACAAAGTGTCTACACAAGGTGTAGCCATTGAGGATAACAAAGTAGTATCATCTAGATCAAATGACAATTTGGTTTTAGATGCGGCTGGTACAGGTGTAGTAGAAGCAATCGGTACGTTCAAGTCAGACACAGTCGACATTAATGGTGGTGCTATTGACAATGCTACGGTTGGTGCAACTACGGCTTCTAGTGGTAAATTTACTACATTAGAAACTAGTAGCACATTAAAAGTTAAAGCCGACAGTACTAACTTCGCAGTTGGTGCCGGTGATGACTTTACAATCGCACACGATGGTGCAAACACTGCCATTGCAAACGCAACTGGTAACTTAACTATAACAACTGCGGCGTCAAGTTCAGTTGTATTCAACGAAGCATCTGCTGATGTTGACTTTAGAGTAGAATCAAACGGTAACACACACGGTTTATTCGTAGACGCGGGTAACGACAGAGTTGGTGTAATGACAAGTTCACCAAGTTTTGCGTTAGATGCCTCTGGATCAACTGATGCGTTAAGAGTACCGGTAGGTAACACTGCTCAAAGACCAACAGCGGCAACTGGTATCATCAGATTCAACTCTCAAACTTCTAAGTATGAGGCTTGTAATGATGGATCAACTTACGTTGAATTAGCGATTGCTGGTGACACACCAACAATTTCTAAAGTATCATCAACTGGTGACGGTTCAACAACAACAATCACAGGATTCTTTAGTTCAGCACCTGAAAATGCTAACAATGTCCTTGTGTTTATTGACAACGTTTACCAAGAACCAACAGAAAACTACACAGTATCAGGAACAAACATTACATTTACTTCTGCTCCACACAGTGGTGCAAGAATATTTGCAATGACTGGTTTTGATAACACTGCACTAGCGACAGGTGGTGTTGCAAGAACTCAAACAAGTTCAGTCTCGTTTGAATCAACTGCAACTAACATCATGACGTTTAATGCGGCATCTTACAGATCAGCAGAGTTATTGATCACAATAACTGATTCTGCTAACTCAGAATACTCTGTAATGAAGTCACTGGTTTTACACAACGGTTCAACTGCATTTGGAACAGTGTACGGTGTAACTAACTCAGGATCATCTGATCTTGCTACAATTACATTCAACCACGACGGTTCAAGCACAGTCGAAGTAAAAGCAACTAGTACAGGTGGATCTTCATCTGCTAAAGTACAGTACTCTTTACAAGGCGTGTAATAGCATAACATAGAATATTAAAAGGCCCTGTAGAAATATAGGGCCTTTTTTTTACGGCGGAATTATTAAACTACAACACATTAATAGCGAAATCTTGGTAAATAATACGTTAAACAATAGTTTAACATTAACAATCAACCATAAGGGAGAGTGAACTATGGCGGCGAGAAACTTTAGAGTCAATAACGGATTATCAGTAGGTGATGTAGCAATCACGGCGTCTTCAAACGCAGTGACTGGGATATCAAGTTTAACACTTGATAACTCAAGTGCACCAGGTAGTGATGCAGTTTTGGCTAACAAGAAATACGTTGACGACCAATTGACAGCAAAAACTTCAATTGTGTCAGGTTCAAACAATGTAACTGTAGGTGCTTCATCTGTGACATTAGACATAGGTGGAACTGATCAGTTAATAGCGACTAATGGTCTTGTAAGAATAACAGGAAACTTAACAGTTGACGGAACTAGAACAGAGTTGAATACAACTACATTATCAGTTGAAGACAACATGATCGAAGTTAACAGAAACGTGTCAAGTGCGGCAGGTATGCCATCTTTTTCTGGCTTAAAAGCCAACAGAGGTGCAACATCAAGTGCCACAGAAGAAGATCTTTTCTGGGTTTGGGATGAAACATTCGCAGACGACGGAACATCAACTTTTGGTAACGCAAGTGGTGCCTGGACTGCTTACAGATCAGACGACGACTTATCAAACAAAGACCTTGTAGATATCAGAGCAAATGTGGTACACGCACAGGCAACATCGGCGGCATACGCGGACGTTGGCGAGCGTTTCGAAGCAGACGCTCCTATGTCAGAAGGTGCTGTTGTTACACTAGGCGGTGCGGCAGAAATCACAGAATCAACAACTGATTTATCAGACACGATTTTTGGTGTTATTTCTACTCAACCAGCATACAGAATGAATGCACTAGCAGGTAACGACGAGTCACACCCATTTGTTGCAATGACAGGAAGAACTCCTGTAAGAGTAACAGGTGCAGTAAGCAAAGGTCAAAGATTAGTATCATCTTCAATTAAAGGTACTGCGAGAGCAGTAGCAGAGGGTGAGTCAATCAATCCATTCCACGTAGTTGGAAGAGCATTAGAAGACAAGACAGATGCAGGAATTGGTTTAGTATTAGCAGTTGTTAGAACAAACAACTAAGATATTACATCTTTAGAATTAAACGGGTTTGCAGGAATGTAGACCCGTTTTTTTTTACGATTTATAAATACTTTTACGTTCATCCACAGGACGGAAGTAGGGCAACCGAAGGAACGCACCAACAGGAGAGGTGCGTGAAAAAACTTATAAAAGAAAATAGGTACAAATATCTTCACCTAAGGGTATTCAAAGGCGAGGATGATTTTGATTTGGTATTGACATCCTACGACTGGCCATATTTTAGAGTGCAGTTTAAAAATTTAGACCAGATAGAACTAGATGATTTATACCTATTGTGGCGTAATAGGGCATGGATATTGCAGTGGTTACCACCACAATGGGCACACTATCTAGTTATTGGCACATAATAAACATAAATACTGTTACTGCTGTCGGCCGGCAATGATAACGAGGCCGTGTATGGTGTATTGCCGTACTAACATTATTATATGAGAGGAACCTAAGTATGGCCATAGGTCGTATATCAGGGTCGGTATTAAAGTCCAATCTGACTAGGAATGGCGTCGACCTTGCATTTGAAACAAACCTACTTTATCTTGACGTAACAAACAGTCGTGTGGGTATAGGTATCTCAGAACCAACAACAGCATTACAAGTAAACGGAACAATAACAGCAACAACACTTGCTGGTACCTCTATTGCTGGAGGCACTGTAACAGATAATCTTAAATTTAATGACAGTATTGAATTGAGATTGGGTACTGATGCAGACACAAATATTAAACACACTGGAACTAATCTTAACATCAACGAGACAACCGGCGATATAAACATTAGAACTTATGCTGACAACAAAGACGTAGTCATAGGTTCAGATGATGGCAGTGGTGGTCTAGCCGATTATCTAAGGGCAGACGGTTCTACTGGTGAGTTAAAATTATATTATTATGGCTCAGAAAAATTAAAAACAATCAATACAGGGGTGCAAACCACAGGCACAATTAGTGTCAACGGTGCTTACACACTTCCAACAGCAGATGGTAGTGCCAATCAAGTTTTACAAACAGATGGATCTGGAAGCATTAGTTTTGGCACTGTGTCTATTGATAGTTTAGCAACAGGTGGCATAACAATAGATGACAATAAGATAACAGGACAAAGGTCAAATGAAAACATTGAAATTGGTGCCAGCGGTAGCGGAATAATAGAAACAAGTTCGAGTATTCTTCCAGCAACTGATAATGCAGTTGACCTTGGTTCATCTAGTAAAAGATTTAAAGATATATATGCATCCTCAGGCACAATTCACGTTGGTGATCAAACAATCAAATCAACAGCGTCTGGATTTGTCTTTTCTGGAGCATTATCAAGCACTGCCAGTACCACAATATCAGATGACACCACAGCATCTTTGATACAAAAGACAGGTATAGGTAGTACGGAAGAAAAAACCATAGAATCAAATTCCACTGCACAATATGATTCCGCACTGTATTACATAACATCTCGAGACGAAATCAATGATCAAGTGGCGGTACAAAAAGTTTCAGTAATCCATAACAACTCAAACGGATATGCTTCCACATCTCACGTGACTAAGACAGGAACCACAACAGGACAAACTTTCAACGGTGATGTATCAGGAGGCTCAGTTAGACTTAGAGCAACTGGACATTCTGCTTCTAACAGTGTAACTGCATATTCGATACAATTAGGAGATAACAGCAGTGTAGGTACAAGTGGAAATACAGCAATAGTAATCAATTCTGATGTAGACAGCAGTTCAGAAAGTTTAGATACTTGGGCACACGCATCTTATAGAGGAGCGAAATATTTTATTTCTGTGAATGATGAAGTAGACGATGAATTAGAATCAATAGAATGTTTGGTTGTACACGATGGTACAACAGCATACATCACAGACTATAATAGTGTAAGAACAGGAAGCAACAGTTTAATCACACTAACAGCCACCTTAGGTGGAAGCAATGTCACATTGTCAGGATCGGGTGCTAGGGCAAACCTAAATGTAAAAATGCACAGAATCTTGTTAAGTGATTCCGAGACAGGATTTGAGGCAACAAATCAAAAGATTATTCCCGCAACAACAGTTTCTTCGACAGCCACTACAATTGATCAGTTTGACGCTTCAGCGATACATGGTGCTTTCTATTACGTTGTAGGAACAAGTTCTAATGAAAGCAATGCATCAAGTATTACTGAACTCGCAGTGGCCACTGACGGAACTGATGCTTATATCACAACAGGTCCAATGGTATCTACCAAAGGCACAGATCAGTTAACTTTTACTGCTACAATATCAGGAAGTACTGTGACTATACAGGCCTCATCTACCAGCGGGTCTTCGACAACTGTCAATGCTTACAGAATAAACATGAAAAGGGAGGAAAGTGTCTCAGCCGCAAGTACAGTTAACATTGGTGGTACTCAAACAATTACAGGCGCAAAAACATTCTCTTCAAATGCTACATTCCAAGGAAGTGTTTTCACAGATGCAATAAAATCAGCGGCATCAAACCAGAGCATCACACTAGATCCAGAAGGCACTGGTACAGTGGATATTATTGGCTCACAAACAATTACAAATGTAACAACACAAGATTCACTTACAATAACAACAACAGAAGATTCGAGTACAGCAGGCCCGGTATTTACATTGAAGAGAAACAGTTCAAGTCCGGCAGATGCGGATTACCTAGGACAGATCAAATTCAAAGGTGAGAATGATGCTGACCAAGAAGTGCTTTATGCAAAAATTACAGGTAAGATACTAGATGCATCAGATGGTTCTGAAGATGGTATAATAGAGATAGCACACAGGAAGGCAGGATCAAATGTGATCACTGCAAGGTTTAGATCTGACTCGTTACAATTATTAAACGATACAAACTTAAGAGTCAGCGGAGTGACAGAACTAGGTGTGCAGACAGGTGATCCATCAACAACTGCCAACTTTGCAAAAATATATGCCAAGGACGAATCCGCAAGTGCTGAAGTTTATGTTCAAGATGAAGCGGGTAACGTTACTAAGATATCTCCTCACAACGAACAAGGCGAGTGGGAATACTATTCAAGAAATACAAAAACAGGTAAGACTGTACGTGTCAATATGGAAGAGATGATTAGAGATATTGAAAAACTTACAGGTAAATCCTATATTAAAAACGACTAAACTATTAAATCTAAAATAGTTTGTAACTTACCCTTTATACTTTTATTGTTTAAAGTATTTTTCAAGCCTGCGTGTAAAGGCTTTGGCCAAGATTCAAAGTCGCACCAACAATAACCTGAATGTTCTTCATTAAGTTTTGGAATAAATTCATTTTCAACACAGATACAATAGGTGTTAAAAATAAATTTCTGATCGTTGGATGTAAAAAGTTCTAAGGGTATAGTCTTTTTAAAACTGGGTGTTGTACCGACTTCTTCTGATATTTCTCTTTTCAAACCTTCAAAAGCAGATTCCGTGTATCTTGCCTTACCACCCACAAGACCCCACATACCAGCAGTTTTCCTGTCGGTCCTTTGCAGAAACATAAACCTTTTGGTGCTTGTTGCATAAAACAATGCACCAGAACATATTATATTTTTATCCATTCTATTAATATAACACTTTTAGTTGTTAAAATCAAGGTGTATCTTGAGATGCGTCATAGTCTGAACTGTTACCGTCGAGCATAATTGACCAATTACCAGCGGTGTAAACGCCCTCATAACTTTTGATCCATTCAGACCCATTGAACTTGTATTGAATTCCAGTGTTTAAATTTGTTAGGTAGTGTTCTGTTGAGTCAGGATCAGACGCATCAAACACAATGCTCCAACTGTTAGATGATGAATTGTATTGAATCACATCATTTGCCCTTGCATGGAAATCCCCCCATGCACTTGCATCAAATGTATTGCTTGAATCTCCTAGGTCATTTATTAAAAGGTATCTAGTGCCATTTGCAAGATTAGATGGTGGCGTAAAAGTTAATGGATTAATAATTTTTGTTACATTAGGTAGTGAAACTGTATTAGAGGGTATGGTATCACCGTCAATGTTAAAAACTAAAATTGTTTCATCTAATGGTGATACTGAAATTGTACCAACAACTTCATTGCCATTTGCTTGTTTTAGTCGCACCTGAGAGGTTCCGTTTTGTACTTTTCCATATTGATTCAATAAAATTTGCCAATTAAGTGGTGGACCAAATGTGTCAAAAGGATCTAAATTAGTTGGTGCGTTCGCGCCTGTGTAAAAACCATCTCCTCCTGATGTGACTTTTGTACCACTCGAGCCAATCAATCTTAACTGATTTCCTGTTAAAAATATTGCATATTGATTTGGCGTGATATAACTTCTCGATATTAAACTTCCATCTATTAATCCTTTGTTCATACCGCCGTCGTCATCATATATGCTCATAATAATTTTTTGTATCACTCCTAATTTTGATATTTTGACCGGAGGTGATAACCAAATTGGCATACTAAATTGCAGTGATGCAACATCTATCTCTGTATCTGCACCAACAGGAATAGTTCTTGAACTAAAATTAACTCCGGTCAGTTCGATATAACTTAAACTTGTCCAGTCGATATAATTGTCTGATTTTTGAATTTCAAAATCCGGATTGAATAGATATAAAATTTGTTCCAAAATTTGTAACTTCATATCTGTATTCGTTGTAAAAATATCTGCATTTACATTTAATCTAAACGGTGAAGGCATAACTTTCTCAACTGTGTATCCAGCACCCTGTTTGTCACTGTAAGTTCCGTCTGCTAGGACATCTCTTTCTTTTAAATGTTGCTTTTCTATATGGTAAGGATTTTGCATTCTTTCTCTGTCATAGTTTAATGCTGAAACATATGCGGCTATCCTTGGTGCAGATTGTAAAAAATTCTCTGAATTATTTTTGATTATATTTGCAACTTGCCTTGTCATGTCTCCGTATATCACAGGTACTTGACGTAGTTTAATTTCGCCTTCCTTCGTTTTACCTTCTTCTATAGAAAAGTTGCTTAAAACTCTAATAAATTGTGTTACAAATTTTCGTATCTGCCCTTCGTAAAAATGTAGCATTATTCATCTTCCTTAGGTTTAAGTGCATCAGTAAGTGACTGCCTTTGTTCTACAGTTAAACCGTTTATTGTTGATGTTGAACTATTATTAATAAATTTAGTTTTGTAATTTCCTCTAGTATTATTATTTGTCATTGTTAATCTAACGGCGTCCTCTATTCTCACCCATCTATTACCGTCGTATCTAAACAACCTGTTCGGCAAGAAATCTGTCCTTAAAACATAATCACCTTTGTTTACATTAGACTGAGGAAATTTAGTATCTGAGATTAATGGATGCCCATTTGGTGGCACACCATCGCCTTGGAATTGGAAACCATAGTGATGGCCTGCAGGCGTATCTAACTCTGCACTTACTTTTTTATCAGTTGAAACTGTATCACTTGTATTGTTTACAGTATCTAATCTTACATTACCTCTCTCATCAATAGGGGCAACGTAGTATTGTTTGTAATTAAATCCTGATTTAGGCGCATCTGCTTCTGCTTGATTTACAATAGCATCATTAATTTCTTTTTCTTTGTTGAAAGAAGACATATAATTTGCAAGTGAACCTTGTGTTGTAGCGTCACCCAATATGTCTCTGTATTCTTGAGAGTCTACTAATGATTTTAATTTTAATCTTAATAGATGTGGCCAATATGTTTGTGAAAATCCTTCCGCCGCTCTATTAACATCTTCTATCACGTAAAATCTTTTTAATGCGATAGGTATATTTTTGTCTAAACTAAAGTCATCTTTAAGATGTGGGAATTCAATAACATCACCCGATATTGGTTTTCTTCCTAATCTTTCAACAGAATCGTTTAGATGAACTGTTACAAATACCGTATCATTTTGTAAAAACATTCCAAATTGACTTAGATTAAAATCCATATCTTGGACGTTGTAAATTCCCCTAATTGTGTATACATCTGGAGCATATTTTCTATCTCGATTTTCTAAAAAAAGTAAATCTTGTATTGTTAACTCACTAATGTTACTACCCGAATAATTTGGTTGAGTAGGAGATGCCGCGCCGTCTTTATTCGTGTCTCCCTGATCATACGGGCCTATATATTTGTGTATTAAAAGGTCGGTGCCTCCAACAGTGAACATCTCTTTTATGTTCTTATCGAAGAATTTATAGTCATTGCCTTTCTCAGGCTTGTATATTGATAATCTTGGCATCTTACGTATATTTATAGATTGTTCGTTTCGCAATAAATATGTGTATGTCAGAACTACAAACAGGCCAACAAGAAGTATTTGATTACGTAAAAAATAATCTAGGCGAGGGTATGATCGATGTTGAATTAGACCCAAAACATTACGAAACGGCCCTAGAAAGAGCAGTAAACAAATACAGGCAAAGATCATCAAATGCTGTTGAAGAATCATATGCATTTCTTACACTGAAAAAAGATCAGAACAAATACATTTTACCAGATGAAGTAATAAATGTAAGAAAATTATTTAGAAGAACCGTGGGATCCAGGACAGAAGGTGGGCAAGGTGGTACATTATTTGAACCATTCAATTTGGCCTACACCAACACATATCTATTAAGGGCAGGCGCAACAGGCGGACTAGCCACTTACTATGCCTTTGCAAGTTATCAAGAGTTGGTAGGGAAACTGTTCGGTTCATTTATCCAATTTCATTTTGATGTGGCCACTAAAACTTTGACTATCACACAAAGACCTAGAGCAGATGACGAAACAGTGTTGATGCATACTGACAATTACAGACCTGACATAACATTATTCAAAGATATCTATTCTAAACCATGGATTAGAGATTACACACTTGCAGTATGTAAAATAATGCTAGGTGAAGCAAGAAGTAAATTTGGACAAATCGCTGGTCCACAAGGGGGCACAACATTAAATGGTGCTGACTTGAAGAATCAGGGCCAGGCAGAAATGGAAAGATTAGAAGAAGATATCAATAAATTTGCTGACGGTGGCACGCCTCATAGTTTTGTGATAGGTTAATTCTCAAATATACTCCTTTAAATAATAGCCATTATGGCAAAGATTAATATTTTTACAAACAACGATAATCGTAGTAAATCCTACCAAGAATTGACGATGAAAGAATTGGAAACTAAAGTGAACCAATTGGAAAAAGAAGCAAAACGTGTGCAAAAAGATCCCCAACTGAGAAAACAAGTTTTGCGTAACGTAAAAGACACAAAAATAGAGATTGCAAAACGAATAAAATAATAGTATAATCGTAAGATGCTATTAGGAATTGTAGGACTTATAGGTTCTGGAAAAGACACTGTTGCACAAAGACTGGTTGAAAAGCATGGATTTCAACGAGACAGTTTTGCAAAAAGTTTAAAAGATGCAGTAGCATCCATGTTCAATTGGGATAGAGAAATGCTAGAAGGAAACACCTCATCTAGCCGACACTGGAGAGAACAGCCGGACAAATTTTGGAGTGAAAGATTTGGAAAAAGCGTCACTCCCAGGTGGGTCTTGCAATATTTTGGCACTGAGGTAATGCGAGGCAAGATGTATGATGCAATTTGGATTGATAGTTGCTTGGGTAGATACAGAGGACAAAACACAGTCATATCAGATACTAGGTTTGTAAACGAAATTAAAACAATCAAAGCACACGGTGGCAAAATAATTTGCGTAAAAAGAGGAGATTTGCCTTCACAAAAAGAAATGCAGGAAAGAGGTGCTCATAGGTCAGAATGGGACTGGTTGAACAGTGATTTCGATTTTATTATAGACAACTACGGCACAAAAGATGAACTATTCCAAAAAGTTGATGAATTAGTCATCAGCCTGGAGGTCACCCATTCTCCAGCCGAGTCTCTTCACACTGGTTAATCGTTGACAATTAGCACACACAGTTTTTAAGTTAATTGGATTTACATTCTTCTTATTGCCGTCCACAAAGTATACATTCATTTGACTTTTTTCAACTGCTTTAAAGCCACATAATTCACATTTATTTTTCAACTTATACCCAGATCTTTGAAGTGGTGTAATACCACCAACCTTAAGGTTTTTTTCTTTGCGTATACAGGTGTCACACTTGCTCCGCCAATACACTTTTCCATTCCGCTTATAGCCGTACGCCCGCGGTTTGTCATTGCATTTTTTACATAGTGGTCTGGTGCCTATATCCATATATTGTATTTACGTCGCCTATATAGGCACCAAATTAACGCATCATTTGTCGTACTATTTGTAAAAACGCAATAAATAAGTCTAGTATATAAAAATACTAACTTGCAAGGAGAATAACTAGTATGCCAACATTAACGAGTCCAGGAGTAGCAGTCTCAGTAATTGACGAGAGTTTCTACGTACCATCAGATGCGGGTACAACACCACTTTTCATAGTAGCATCAGCACAAGACAAAAAAAGCGGTTCAGGTGAAACAACTGCACCGGGTACAACTACTGCAAATGCAAATAAAGTTTACCTATTAACATCACAAAGAGATTTAACAGAAACGTTTGGTGACCCAACTTTCTATACAGACGCATCAAGTAATCCATTGCAAGGTTATGAATTAAATGAATACGGGTTACAAGCGGCATACTCATTTTTAGGAATTGCCAATAGAGCATACGTAATGAGAGCAAATGTCAACTTATCACAGTTGACTGGAAGTGCAAACGCACCAACATCTGCTCCAACTGACGGAACATACTGGTTTGATTTAGCAACTTCGAAAATAGGTATTTTTGAATGGTCTGCAACTAATCAACAATTCACTACTAAAACGCCAACTTTAATTACTTCTACCGGAGATTTAGTTGGGGGCCTTTCAACTGGTGCACCAAAAACATCAGTAGGATCGGTAGGTGATTATGCAGTGAACACAACACACGCATCAAACAAAATTTATTTTAAAAACGACGGTAACAGTTGGGTACAACTGGGTTCAAATGCTTGGAGTATATCACATCCAACAATCATTGGTACTAAATCAACTGGAGCAGTCACATCTGGTCATTCGATTGTAATCAATGGCACAACAGTTACTACAAACAGCACAACTTTTGCCAACGTTGCAGAAAGAATCAATGCGGCATCAATCACGGGTGTTACAGCGGCAGTTGACGCAAATACAGGTTTCATAGAAATATATTCAAATGGAACTAGCAAATCAGATGGTTCGACTTTAGATGGAAAAATTACACTTGCTAATGGCAGTGGATCAATTTTAACTGACACAGGATTGACAGCAGGAACATACGCGGCTCCACAATTTTATCAAGCAGGACACACGCTAAGACCTGAATGGAAATCGGCAGACACTACACCAAGACCAAATGGTTCAGTATGGTTCAAGACTACTACTCCAAACAATGGTACTAGCATAGTAGCAAAACTTTACAGTTCAGCAACATCTTTGTTTTCAACTGTAAGTTCACCATTATACTCAACACACCACAATGCGATCTATAATTTAGATCCAGCAGGTGGCGGATCTGGTTTAACTGTAGGACAACTTTACACACAATTTAACATAACTGAAAATTCAGGACTTGACACTACACCAAATGTGGGTGATTTCCAAATTTTTAGATATGAAGGTGGAACAACAGTAGCACAATCAAAAACTATATTTCCAACATTTACAAGTGGTGAGCAATTTAAGATGCAAGAATCTACTGCATCATCATTGACTCTATCAACTGAAAAAACAGTTACAGTAACTAACGGTGATGGTTCTTCTATTGCTGACAACGAAGACTTTGTATCAGCAATTAACGGTGCAGGCTTTACTAACGTTGAAGCAAGTATTGTAAGTTCAGGTCAATATAGAGGCGCTGTACAAATTACACACAAACTTGGTGGCGAAATAAGAATGGTTGATTCTTTAGGAACTCCATTAGCAGATGCAGGTTTTACTTCAGGTAATGCAGATGCATACGGAGATTACGCTACAACAAGAACAAATAAAATTGACAACTTGTATCAAGTGCCAACTGGCGAAACTTTAGACTCAACGGCAAACAATGCACTATTAATATCTAACTGGAAAAGATTATCATATGTTGCATCAACTACTGCTCCGACTAATGAACCAGCAAATGGAACACTTTGGTATGACACAAATTTAGAAGCAGACATTTTAGCACACGACGGAACATCTTTCAAAGGCTACTTAAATGTGTATGCTAGTACAGATCCAAATGGTCCACAATTTAGTGCAACAGAACCAACTACACAATCAGATGGAACTGCACTTGTTGATAATGACTTATGGGTTGACACTAGCGATTTAGAAAATTATCCAAAACTTTACAGATACAACACAACATCTACAGTAAAAAACAGTGTATCTGGAATAAGTTATTCAACTAATCAGCCTGCTTGGGAACTTGTAGACAATACAGACCAAACTACTGAATCAGGTGTGGTTTTTGCAGATGCAAGATTCCACACAACAAATGGAAAAACAGATTCAGCAACAACAGGCGGAGTTGGAACAGCAGGATCAATTAAAGATCTTTTAAGTGATAACTTTGTAGACCCTGATTCACCAGATCCAGCATTATATCCAAAAGGTATGTTGCTTTATAATACAAGAAGAAGCGGTTACAATGTAAAAGAATACAAAAACAGTTACATAACAACTGCGGCATATCCAGGTTCAGGATCAACTGGTTTAGGTAACACTAGACAGAGCAATGAGTCTGTTGCAACTTATTTCCCAGACAGATGGGTAAACAGGTCTGCTAACGAACTTGACGGTTCTCCAAACATGGGTAGAAAAGCACAAAGAAAAGTTATTATTGAGCAACTAAAAGCAGAAGTAAACACTAACCAAGCAATCAGAGAAGATCAAAGAGGATTCAACGTTATGGCGGCTCCTGGTTATCCAGAATTGATTGCAAATATGTTAAACTTAAATGCTGATAGAAATTACACAGCATTTGTTGTTGGAGACACACCATTTAGATTAGGTTCAACAGCAACAGAATTATCTAACTGGTCTAACAACAACGCAGGCGCAGTTGATAACGGTGATAAAGGTTTAGTATCAAGTGATGAATACCTAGGCGTGTTTTATCCATCAGGAAGAACAAGCGACAACAGTGGTAAATCAATCATTGTACCACCATCTCATATGATAATGAGAGTGTTAGCAAACAACGACAACGTGGCATTCCCATGGTTCGCTCCAGCAGGAACAAGACGTGGAGTTGTAGATAACGCAACAGCAGTTGGATATATTGATTCAACAAGCGGAGAGTTCGAAACAATTTCAGTAAATGAAGGTTTAAGAGATGCGATGCACACAGCGAAGATCAATCCAATTACATTCTTTGCAGGTGCAGGTATTGTTAACTACGGTAACCTAACTAAAGTTGCACCAACAATGACAAGTGCATTAGATAGAATCAACGTATCAAGATTGACAGTTTACCTAAGAACACAATTAAACAAAATAGGTAAACCATTTATTTTTGAACCAAATGATGAACTAACAAGAAATGAAATTAAACAAGCGGTTGAATCATTCTTACTAGAATTAGTTGGTCAAAGAGCACTTTATGACTTCTTGGTAGTTTGTGATACCACAAACAACACACCAACAAGAATAGACAGAAATGAATTGTATGTTGATATAGCAATTGAACCAGTGAAATCGGTTGAATTTATTTACATACCATTAAGACTAAAAAACACTGGAGAGATATCACAACTTGGTTCGTAACCAGAATAAATAGAGAGGAAGATAAAATATGGCAATTTCAACATTATCAAAATTTACAGTACCACTAGCAAGTGATCAGAGCGCCGCAAACCAAGGTTTGCTGATGCCGAAATTACAATACAGATTTAGAGTGATACTAGAAAACTTTGGTATATCTACTCCTAGATCAGAAATTACAAAACAAGTTGTTGATGTAACAAGACCAGATCTAAGTTTTGACCAAATTACTTTAGACGTGTATAACTCAAGAGTATACATGGCAGGGAAACACACTTGGGCACCAATAACACTTACAATTAGAGATGACGTAAACAACGCAGTGTCTAAATTAGTTGGTGAACAAGTACAGAAACAATTTGATTTCTTTGAACAAGCATCTGCTTCTTCAGGCGTAGATTACAAATTTACAACTAGAATTGAAATGCTAGACGGTGGTAATGGAGCGGCGGCACCAGGCGTATTAGAAACGTTTGAATTATACGGTGCTTACGTCGAGTCTGTTAACTACAACACTTTAGCATACGCAACATCTGATCCAGCAACAATAACACTTGCTATCAGATACGATAACGCAGTACAAACTCCACAAGGAACAGGAATTGGTAGTGCGGTAACTAGAACTCTTGGCACACTTGCAACAGGTGGCGGAGTATAATAATTTTCAAATATAATACAAGGAAAGCGCCTTTTATGGCGCTTTTTTTGTGACTATAAATACAGTATGCCAAGTATAAACAATTTCTTAAAAGGATTCTCTTCTGGTTTACCAGGAATGAAAGATTACAGACACGCATCGCGTCTGTATTTTGATGACAATTTTAAACTTGCACCAAAAAATAAATTTTTATTCCATGTAGTATTTGACATAGACTCAACAGTTTTACAAAACAAAAATTTTGGCAAAAATGTTATGTTGGATCTTAATATGCTTGTGAAAGCAATTGACCTTCCTAAGTATAACTTGAACTTAGAAGAGAAACAGCAGTACAACAAAAAAACATATGTGGCAACGAGAATACAATATTCACCAGTCAATATAACTTTTCATGATGACAACGCTGATACTGTGAATGCTTTTTGGAAATCATATTATGAATATCATATTGCTGACTCAATTGTGACAGATCCAAATATGCGAACAATGAACAAAGATACTTTATATGACAATGCAGATGCTATAAAGAACACACAATTTGGTATGGACACAGCAGTGGTTAGTAAGAAACCACTCATAAGAGGAATAGATATTTTTGTTTTGCACAAACAAAGATTTACATCGTTCTCCTTAATAAATCCAGTAATAGGGTCATTCAGTCATGACAATTTAGATCAAGCAGACGGGCAAGGTATTATGCAAAACACGATGGAAATATTTTACGAAACAGTATTATATAGATCTGGATTAATAAAAGGAGGAGGCGTTCCTGGATTTGCAACGGTACATTATGATTTAGAACCATCACCATTATCAGTTTTAGGTGGAGGTACTACATCTATTTTTGGTCCTGGTGGTATAGTAGATGGCATAGGTTCAGTGATAAGCGATGTACAGCGGGGGCAAGTTGGACTAGGTACAATTTTAAAAGGAATCAACACTTACAATAATGCAAAAAAAGTAAAAGCAAAAGATGCCTTGAAAGAAGAGATAGGCGGAATAGTAAAAGATGAGATTAAAAAAATAGGCGAAAGTGCTGGTACTATTGCTAATCCAGTTGGAGATTTTTCCGTAGGTGCCGCGGCGGCAACAGTTGCACTTGCAGGCACAGTCGCTAATGCAAAATCATTAATTGATGATAAAAATAATCAGTCAACAACTGTTATAGCAACGCAGGACACAGTAAATTTTTTAAGTTCTACGGAAGCAACAAATTTAGTCAACAGCAATACACAGGTAAGAGAAAGTATTGCGGCATCAATGTATTTTAAAGACATTGGATCAAGAAAAGGACTATCAGTCGCAGAAAGTGAAATTGAATATGCGGCTCAAAGTGATAGCGTAAAAAATACATACAATAATCAAGCAGTTGCAAATGTAAATCAACTAGTAACAGATGGATATATAAAAATAGATAGAGAAACAAACGAAGTTGAAATAGAAGCAGAAAAGGCTAATTTATAATGACAAAAGTATATTCAAATTTACCATCAGAAAACAACGATTCATTAAAAAAATCTATAGACGAATTAACAAATAATCAGTACGTGGAACCACTTGAATTCAACGTTGGTGAATATGATGCTACTATTGGCTTTTTTGTAAAACGTGGATTCGACAGAGAACCAGCAGAACAATTAGCCTACATAATTTTACAACAGGCAAAGGTAGATAATATTAACTCACAGGAAGTTTTACAAAAACTTGGAAACACAAATCCTGCACAACTAAATGAGGTTGTGACAATGATACTAAATGCCAACAGATTTAGATCGAGTGCTTTAGGCACCAGATCAAAAAAGACTGCAAAAGATTCAGTTTCAAGAAACATATTGGGGTAACCCATGAAGTTCGCACACGGCAAATATAATCTTAAGAATCAAGAAAAATATATTGGCTTAAAAACTCCAACATATAGATCAGGATGGGAACACGCATTCATGAGATTGTGTGACGAACATCCTAACGTGGCAAAATGGGCAAGTGAATCGATAAAGATACCTTACAGGCATCCGTTCACTGGAAAATATACAATATACGTTCCGGATTTTTTTGTAGTTTATGTTGATAAGAGTGGACGTAAACACGCAGAACTAATTGAAGTTAAACCAGCGGCACAAACAACCATGGAAAAGGCAGGTAGGAGTTATAAAAAACAGCAACAGGTAATAATTAACAATGCAAAATGGGAAGCGGCAAATGCCTATGCAAAACAACAAAAAATAAAATTTAGAGTTGTATCAGAAGAACAATTATTCCACAACGGCTCGCGTAAATAATATAATGACAAAGAAATTAGAAGACATTTTAAATTTACCAAATATAAAAGAAGCATTTCAAAAAGTTGATGCCAAAGAAGCACAAAGGCAAGATACAAATGGGAAAACTATTCCTAAAAACGTAGATCCTCAAACTGCAAAAGCATTAGAAAAAACTTATGCCGAGTTTGACAAAATTGAAAAGGCACTGCCGGCTGTGAAAGGTCTGGGCGAATTGTCAGATCTAGAACTTGATAAATTAGCCGGTGAGGCTGAAGAATCATATAAGAATCTGATGGACTTGGGAATGAATGTAGACAGCAGATATAGTGGACGTATATTTGAGGTTGCAAGTACCATGTTACGAAATGCCATTGATGCCAAATCCAGCAAAATTGACAAGAAATTGAAGATGGTTGAACTACAATTAAAGAAACATAAGATCGATAAAGATGGTAAAGACGACCCAGAACCTATAGAAGCGGACGGATACGTTATAACGAACCGTAATGAATTGATGAGAAAACTTAATAAAAAAGACTAAATAAACGTGCTATGAGTGAATTCGCAAAATATTTAACAGAATCATCTAAAGAATATGACTATAGAATAAAGGTCGCTGGCGATTTAGATAAGGATTTTGGTACTAAATTAGAAACTTGCCTACAGAAATATGAAGTAGCAAAACTTTCTGCTGGCAAAACAACTCCAATTGTAGAAATGCCGTTGGATTTTCCAAATCTTAAAAATGAAAAAGTAACAATTTTTGATGTAACTACACACTATCCAGCATCAGTCATGGAATTAAGAGAGTTGGTTGCAGATTATATGAGAATGGCACCTAATTTTGTTGTAGTCAGAAAACCAAATGAACCAACAGAAGAATATCAAGAAGAAGCAAAAGTAAAAGCAAAATCAGAATATAAAACAAGATTGCTTGACTTAGAATATCAAGATGCACCAAAAGTAAAAGGTGAGGATTTCCATTCAACTCAAGCAAATATGAGTCTCTTGAAAGAATTATTAAAAGACAAAAAAGATGGTGAAACTACACACAGACACGAGTACGCGGCAAAACCCGAAAAGCATGATGTACAAGAAAAAGAAGATAAGCCAACGCCATCACCATTAACAAAAACAACAAACCCTAAACCAAAGAGATAATAATATGGAAATGTTAGATGTACTTAAAAAATTAAAAGAAATTGCAGACACTAATCCTGAAATAGTTGCTGATGCATTAGACAATGTGCAGAGAACAAATCCAGAGGAAATTCAAACAGACGAAGGTAGAGTAAAAGATGCCGTTATAGGCGCTGAAGAGATGATAGGCGACTACGTAAATGACGACGGAGACCTTAAAATGCCTAAAGATAAAGTGATATATGATCTTAAAGCAAAATCTAAAATGGAAAAAGATGCAATGAAAAACTACTCAATTAACATTGCAATGGATAAAGTTGAAAAAGAGTTCGATGATCAAGGCCAGAAAATAGATATGGATATGGATATGAACTCAGAACAACCCACAGACGAAGGCAATGCTTTCGCACAGGCAGTACAACAAGCAAAAGCGTCAGGCCTTAAAAAGGGTGATAAATTTAAAGTTGGAGACGAAGAGCACACATTAAGAGATAGCGATTTTGAACAGGTAAATACAAGTACCATGGAAAACAAAGGTAAAAAAGAAGAGAAAAAAGAAATTAAAGAAGCAATTCAAATGACTGCTGATACACCAGAAGAAGCAGGTGTTTTAATGCAAATTTTAAAACTTGCAGGTGTAAAACCAGTAACTCCAGATATGATGGGGCAGGAACCTGAACAAGAACCAGAACAAGATCAAGAGCCAATGCAAAAACCAGAAATGGGAATGGATGCAATGAGAGATGTTGTTGCAAAATCTTTGGCAGACGAACCAGCAGATGAAACATACGCAAACACACCAGACGAAAAAGTAGATGATGTTGACACACTTGTAAACAAAATGTCAGGTGGTATGAATAAGCAAAAACAACAAGTGAAAAAAGAATATCCAGGCGATAACCCACTAGCAGTAAGAGAAGTAACTGAAGACGAAATAGCGACTGATCTTAGAGCACAATACGAAAACTTTAAAACTGCTTATACACAAGCGGCGAACGAAGCGGCAAAGCCTGATTACGTTGACTTAGATAAAGATGGAAACAAAACTGAGCCAATGAAAAAAGCGGCAAAAGACGCTGAGAAAAAAAAAGACTAAACACTCCTGAAGCACACGGCGGACAACATTCTACATCAGGTAGAAGCATGACCAAAGGCGAAATGAATAAACGTGAAAAAATCGTCAAGGGAATGAAAAAAGACAAATCCGGATTCAAAAAGAGATATGGCAAAGATGCAGATGCAGTTATGTATGCCACTGCAACAAAACAAGCCATGTCAAAATAAAAAATCTACATGAGCAAACATAGATTAATGGCCCACAATTCATACGGGTTGATTGAAGATTCGATTTGGATTGGCTTACCCAAATGTGCAACAACATCATTGTATGCCTTATGGAATAATAAAAATGTTAAGTCACAATACTTCAATGAAAATTCAGATATTTTAAAGTTAGATAAGAGCGATAAACTAAAACAGATTTGGTGTTTATGGCGTAATCCGTGGGAGAGATGGCTGTCTGCATTAATTCAAGACTATGAAACCGAACTACATCTTGGTAAGGTAACATCGGGTGTTAAAAATCAAAAAGAATTATCAGATAAAGACGTACAACATATTGAAAAAAGTCTATTGAAGAATTGGAGTTTTAAATATAGCAAGAATATTAAAAATAAAAAATATCCTCATTCAAGTATTCAACTTACTAGACATATTTTTTTACTTTGGAAATTGGCTCAAGAAAGATTTTTATGTCCGGTACTAACAATCTATCCAATGCATGAAATTAATAATGCTGTTCAAGTTTTTACAAAGGTCGGTTATGAAAATATTACTCTCAATCAAACAAATAAAAATAATTTAATCAAACTAGATAATTTATTTAAAAGTAATAATTTTTATAATCAGTGGCTGTACCAGTACAAGGAAGATGTTAATTTACATCAACTTTTAAATAATGAGATATGTAGATTTCATGAAAGACAATGGCTGGAAAAGGTTTCACCCACATACGGATCAAGAACAAATAATTTTTTTAAAAAACTTATATCAGAATACCAGCAGAAGATTAGATCTTAGGTTATTATTCACTTAAATACAACACTATGGCATACGTTTCTTTAGATACAGAACAGGTTAAAAGAGCCAATAAGAAACACAAATACACGAAAGAACAGGTTATACAACTTGAAAAGTGTATGGATGAAAAAACTGGCCCTTTGTATTTCATGAAAACTTTTATGAAGATACAACACCCAACGAAAGGCGAAATGTCTTTTAATCCTTATCCATATCAAGAAAGATTGATTGAATCGTATAATTCACACAGATTTAGTATATCAATGCTACCTAGACAAACAGGCAAAACTACCTGTGCGTCAGGTTATATCATTTGGTATGCTATGTTTAAGCCTGATTCTCAAATATTGATAGCGGCACACAAATACGCAGGAGCATCAGACATTATGTCGAGGGTGCGGTATGCGTATGAGATGTTGCCAGGGTGGATAAAAGCCGGAGTAAATTCTTACAATAGGAATAGTATAGAATTTGACAACGGTTCAAAGATTATGGCAACCACAACGACAGAGAACACAGGTAGAGGTATGTCCTTATCTATGATATACTGTGATGAGTTTGCGTTCGTTCAGCCACCCGACAAGGCAGTAGAATTTTGGACATCACTTTCACCTACATTGTCAACTGGTGGTAAATGTTTAATCACATCTACACCAAACAGTGACGAAGATCAGTTTGCATTAATTTGGAAGGAAGCAAACAAACGTTTTGATGAATTTGGAAACGACAACATAGTTGGTACAAATGGATTTTATGCCATGAAGGCCCACTGGTCAGAACATCCAGACAGAGATGAAACTTGGGCAGTTGAAGAACGAGCAAGAATAGGCGAAGAAAGATTTAGAAGAGAACACGAGTGTGAATTTTTAATTTTTGACGAAACATTAGTAAATGCAATTACATTAGCAGAATTGGAAGGACAAAATCCAATATATAATCAAGGACAAGTTCGTTGGTGGAAAGAACCTAAACCAGGAAGAACTTATATGGTTTCATTAGATCCAAGTTTAGGAACTGGTGGGGATTATTCAGCGATTCAAGTAGTTGAACTTCCTACCTTTGAGCAAGTTGCAGAATGGCATCACAACATGACTCCAGCAAACCAACAAATAAGGATTTTACAAAGCATCAACAAGTACATACATGATACCATTATTGAAAAAGATAAAAATTCAAATCCTCAAATATTTTATTCAATGGAAAATAACACTTTAGGTGAAGCGGCATTGCAGAGAGTAATGGAGATAGGTGAAGAAAATATACCCGGTATGTTTATATCTGAACCAATAAGAAAAGGACACAGACGTAAATTTAGGAGAGGTTTTAACACCACTGCCAAACATAAAATTGATGCCTGTGCTAAATTTAAAGAATTAATTGAAAATAAAAAATTAATTATTAATAGTAAACCCTTAATTTCAGAACTCAAAGATTATGTTGCTAGTGGCGTGTCATACAAAGCAAAACCAGGACAGCATGACGATTTAGTCAGTGCGTGTCTTTTAATGACAAGAATGATAAAAGTATTAGCAGATTTTGATCCTAAGATTTTTGAAAAATGGACAGATAGAGATTCCGAATTTGTGGCTCCAATGCCAATTTTTGCAAATTTAGGAGTTTAGGATGAAAGTACTAATTTCTGGTCCTAACATTTACGACGCAAGAGTATATCTACCAACTACATTTTTAAACTTAAAAACTTATATCGAATGCCAGACTGATATTAAAAACGTTCAATGGTTAGATCCTTTATTTAGAAATCGACCATTAGAACAGATGGTTGCCGGGATAGACTTCAGAGATGTGGACGTCTTAGGTCTCAGTTGTTATGAATGGAATTGGCAACTTAACACCCAAATAGCCAACCATGCAAAAAAAATAAATCCATCGATAAATGTAATTGCGGGCGGTCCTCATCCAGATTATAAAAATCCAAAATTCTGGGACAAATATCCAATGATTGATTCAGTTGTACACCACGACGGAGAAAAGGCATTTGCTAGTCTACTCAAAGGAGACAAGAATGCTCCAGGCACTGCTACAAGAGATGGCATAGGTCCAATAAGTCTATTAGAAGATTTTAGATCCAGTCCATGGTTGCATAATAAAGAATGGTTGTTAGAATTTAAAAAGAAACACGTTGATCATCCGGACACAAAAGCAGGAGTTGTCATGTGGGAAACTGATAGAGGCTGTCCTTTTGCGTGTAGTTTTTGCGATTGGGGTTCTGCAACGATGCAAAAAGTAAGACGTGTGCCAATGGAGAGAATTGAACAAGAACTAGAGTTTTTCGCTCACGAATTAAAAATTCCATGGATGTGGCACGTAGGTGCAAATCTTGGAATCCTACCTAGAGATATTGATATTGTAAAAAAATTGTACAGCCTACAGAAAAAAACTAATTGGCTTAAAGGAATACAGTACAATCCAAGTAAAAACACTCCTGAAAGATCTTTAGAAATTGGAAAAATGTTTTTTGACTGTGGACTTGTTACAAAACACTTGATCAGTTTACAACATACAAGACAAGAAGTTTTAGATTGTATCGATAGGAAAAATATTCCTGTCGCTAGACAAATTCCAATAATTGAAGATATGCAGAAAAATAAAATGCCGACCGTTGCACAATTAATCATGGGAATGCCTGGAGATACAATAGACTTATGGTTATCTGCACTCACTGACACAGCAGAATATGGAATACACAATGAATTACAGGCCTACGATTTTCAGATGTTACCCAATGCTCCTGCAAACGATCCTGCATATAAAAAGAAATGGGAAATTGAAACTGTACACAGAAGGCACCTACCACACGAAAAACATATGTTAAATGAAAAAGAAAAGGCAGATTTAGAAGAAGATTTTTTTCACATGGACGAAGATGATCCAAATGTACAAGAATTTATTGTCAGTACAAAAACATACACTAGAGAAGATTGGATAACAATGAAGTTGCATACTAAACTTTTCATTGCTTGTCATACTGGTAACATTACAAAATATCTATCTATGTACTTGAGAAACACAATGAACGTAAGTTTTTATAGTTTTTACAAAGGCTTTTTTGATCTGCTTATGAAAGAAGATATTGTTACTAGAGAACATCAGAGAATTAAAAATTTTTTAGATAATCCAAAAAATATTCTCGAAGAAAAAATTGATCAGATAGGAAATGATAATTTTTATGAACAAGAAGACAAATTTTTGTTTCATTTTTTGTATGATAAGGAGTGGAAAATTAACATCAAATTTTTCAACCTCATAAAAGAATATGTGAAAAATAGTCATGGGTGGAATGAAGAACTGGAGGATTTATTTAAAGTATTACCGAGACTATTTTTGACTATAGATTACAATCCCGAAGATGGCAAACTGGTTGAAATGAATTATGACTGGATTGAATACTTTGAAAGAAGTAATTTTACTTGTCATGTTCCTGGCTCAAATATTAACTTTAAACCTAAAAAAGATAAAATTAAATGGCTAGGAAAACAAAAAAAAGTGTCATTGAGTGAAGTTTCTGCTAACAATAAAATTAACTGGCATAAAGAAAAAGACGAAAAAAAACAACTCAAATCCTTTGCAAACACAGTAATAGCGGCTAGATATCATAGGGGTAACAGAAATATGCTTATGCAAGGAACTTACATTAATAGTTAAACAGCAATAAATACATTTATGAACGCACAAATTTCAAGCGATTTGTTTAATAAAATTAGGTCTAAATTTTCGAATATTACAATCGGAGATTCTGAAGGAAGTCCTACTGCTGATCCAAAAGAAGCAAGATTTTTTGATTTTGAATATATGGAAGATGCTGACACATTCGGCAGAATGAGCGTTAGTCTAGCAGAAGATGAAACTATGAAAGTCTACTATAATCGTGGTTTGACTGAGAAAATAGACGAAGATAGTAAAGCAGAATTTTATGCATTTTTACATGAACTAAAACAGTTTGCAGTACAACACCAGTTAGGGTTTGACGTTAGAGACATAACTAAATCTAACCTAACGAAGCAGGATTACAAGAATCTTGCAGACACGAACCAAACGGTAAATACTGATGAAATGTCAGAAGAACTTAACAGAATTACAAAACTAGCAGGCGTAGAAGTCAAAGAGGGCCTTACAGGTACTTCAAAATCTTCCTATGAAAACCTTGATAAAACAAGATTAATTGTTAGGCATTCTGGTCCAGTTGATGAAACTGTTCCGGGTGCAAGAACTAGACACATTAATTCCTTATACATTGAAAACGATGACGGTGAAAGATTCAAGTATCCAGTGATTCATTTAGCAGGTGCTAGAGCAATGACAAGACACGTTGCAAATGGTGGCAGACCTCATGACGAGTTTGGTCAACATATTATTAATACATCAGAAGATATTGCAAAACTTAATTCATTTTCAAGATACGTTGCTCATAAAGATCAATTAAACGATTCAGCAGGCGATATTATCGAGCAAACAAAATTAAAGTTAGAAAATTTAAGAACATATGTAAAAAGTATTGCAAAACAAGGACATTATGAAAATGCAGTAAAAGATTTCAAACAATCTGATGAGATTGTTTTAGATGATGAAACAGCAAATTCATACAAAGAAAAATTTACATTAAGAAATTTAGATAATAGAGTAGAAGAGGCATTACCACTTATTCATAAAATAATGAGTGAGTATAAACCAGATGACGAGCCAACAGATAAGGACGCTAAAATCGAACCACCAGTTGATCACGGTGCAATAGTAACTTCTTTTTTAACAGATCCAGATAAAAAACTAGTGTTAAGGAAAGACGATGCGGCCGATAAAATGTTATCGGTCACAAAATTTAATGACAAAAACACAATGCTTGGTTCTATATTATCTGATATAGCATCTAGAATGTTGACTAAAGATAATCAAGATGATAGAGTGGCAAACTTTGCTTCAAGAGTAGCAGATGCAATTAGCCAGGAAGGTCAACCGTTTTTCAAGCCAGATGAAGATCATTCAAAAAATAAAAAAATTGCAGTTCAACTTGCAAAAAGATATATCGACGATTACAAAAAAATGAAATCAGATCCATCTTATGCGGATGAAGTAAGAATGGAGCCTGGTGCTTTTGCTCCTAAAAAAGACAGAACAGGAAAAGCAAAAGAAGATTCTTTTGAATCATGGGCAAACAGAGTTACCGAAGGGACTTGGTCGCTTCCAAATAAAGACGAGGACATAGAAGATTTAGAAGCGGTTATGAAAAATCAGTTTGACGTGGGAACAGACGCAACCAACGCCACAACTATGCTATCAAGACTAGGATTTGGCGATGACAGTCTATACGACGAATTAGGAGACTTATACGACAGAGATGGCGAGAGAGCAGACGCTAGACCTATAGTACAAGACTATGTGATGCAGATGTTAGTACCACAAGGAAACTACTCATCTGAATTATCTCCAGAAATTAAAGCAAAATTACAAAAAGCAGTGTCAGTTTATAAAAAAGACGACAGACAAAAAGAACTTCCAGGCATTCCGGCTAAAGAGCCAATGTTTGCAGGCGAAGAAATCACTTTTGAGGACATCAAACCTTACGTATCGATGTACTCAGATAAAGATAGCGGTAAGATGACTTATGACGTTTTAGATAAAGACGGCGAATCTGCATTTAAAACTCATGATGCCAAACTGGCTATGAAATACCTTTCAAGAAATTTTGACAAACTTAAAAAAGACAAAGACCAAAGAGTAGAATCACAAGAATCATTGAACGAGCAGAGAGCAAAGATTATTACTGCAATAGAATCAAGAGCAGACCATGAAATTGCAGACATCGTTAGACTCGCAAAATCTTAATTCAGAAAAACGACCATGGGGATCATTCAAGGAAATCTACAAGAATGAACTCATTAATGTTAAAGTAATCAAAGTAAATCCTAAAAGTAAATTAAGCCTACAATCGCACAAAAAAAGGGAAGAACACTGGATAATTGAACAAGGGTACGCAAGAGTAACACTTAATAAAGAAAAAATTTACCTTGAAAAAGGACAACAAGTTCATATACCCCAAGGTGCTATTCATAGATTAGAAAATACACATCATACAGACCAATTGGTTGTTATAGAAATACAACAAGGCTCATATTTTGGAGAAGATGACATCACTAGGTATGAAGATGACTATAATAGAGCCTAAAATCTAGAGTAAATATCAGTATGAAACCGTTTTGCAATGTTCCCTTTGTTGGATTGAGTGCTAGACATGATGGTACGGCAAAAATTTGTTGCAACATCAACAAATCTGAAGGAATCACAAAAACAGGCACGTACGATAACCCAGGCTCTGAAAAATTTAACCTAAATATTGATAATTTTCATGACATTTGGAACAGCGAATACATGAAGGACTTCAGAAACAAAATGTTGACTGGAGGATTTGACAAAGCGTGTTCGAGATGCATCACGCATAACAATCAAGGTGTATTCACGATGCGTAAAAAATACAATTCTCATTTTGATCCCATTGAAATCGAAAAAAGGGTAGGACAACACCAAGCAGGCCACTCGGTTTCACTACCTCAATGGTATGATTTTAGGTTCAGTATTGCCTGTGATTCAAGTTGTACTATGTGTGGTCCTGGCAGTAGTAATTTTTTGTTCAAGGACTGGAAGAAACACAGTAAGTTTTTAGACAAAGATAAAATAGACCAGATAGATAAAGCAAAAAGTCATTACAAACTGAGCATTGCTAATTCTGACTTCATAAAACAAGTAAAAAACAATTTAGACAAAATTAATTTTTTTGAATTTAGAGGTGGTGAACCTCTGGTTGATAGAAACGTTATGGATTTTATCACTGATGTTTCTCATACCCAGTATGCCAAAAACATTAGAATAGACATTGTCACTAACGGTCAACAATTTCCAAAACATTTCATACCAATACTTAATAAATTCAAAAAAGGATACCTTAGATACAGTATTGATGGTTTTGATCGGGTTAACGAGTACATAAGATACCCAGCAAAATGGTCAAAGTGTGAAAACACTTTAAACTTATTGTCTGACTTACATGAAAATTGGGATATTAAAATTATCAGTACATTACAAGTCTATAATATTTTAAATATTGGAAAATTACTAGAATATCTAGATGACAAGTACCAATACAAAGTAATAAGCAATAGTGTGTGGGGAGTTGATCACCTGTCTCCTTATGTTATGCCACTTGAAAAAAGGATAAAATATGCAAAAACTTTAGAAGATCGTTTTCCTAACTTTGCTAAAATTATTGAAAAGGATGTTGAAGTAAAAGATCCGCAAATCTTAGAAAAACTACGAAATCACAACAAATTAATGGAAGCATCTAGAGGAAAAAAAGTAACTGATGCTATTCCAGAAATGCAATTTTTATATGAATAAGACATTTTGCACATATCCATGGACAAGTTTAACATTCCTGCCAGGAAATAAAACCAAAGTATGCGGAGCCAACAGAGATGTTGAATACGACCCAGCGTCAGACCGGAAAAATACTGAAAATTTAAAAATTGCAAGAAAGAAAATGCTTGATGGTGACCAAGTTGATGGTTGTGAATTCTGTTATGAACGAGAAAAAAACGAATACTGGAACACCAAAAGAAAAGAAAGTTTGCGTATTTGGGGCAAGTGGCAAGATGAATTTATATCACAAACAAAGGAAGATGGCACCACAAATTTTGAGCCTTTTTACATAGATTACAGAGAAGACAATGTTGAGAAATTACAAAAAGTAATTGCATCGTTACCAAGAATTAGAGTGCTTAAACTTTATAAAATAAATTTTATGCAAGACTGGAGTAAAGCATTTAATGAACTAAAAAATAAAATGGGACACTTCTATTGCTGTGGCGAAACTGACAAAATCAGGTTTGACAAAGAATTTTTAGGTGTGCAAAGCAGGAGCAGAAGAGTTTCGGTTATTCATAATCTTAAAAATAATTCTAATAGCGAAACTATAGAAAAGGTAAAGGAAATACAAGGTATACTTAATGGTGCGGAAGACGAAGTCCAATTATATATTAATGTAAAAGGTACAATCACCGAAGATTTTCTTGAAAGTTTTACCAAATTTGATAGAGAGTTTCCCGACATTAAGTTGAGGATATACGCATCTGATGTTCTTAAGCAAAGAGGTGATCCTATTGAATATTACAATAAAGAGATAGGCATCATAAAACAAATGCGTGATATTGCAGAAAAGACAAATAACCAAGATTTACAGGCATTATACCGTCAGTTTACTTAAAATAATCTTGACATTTAATAAATATAGTAGTATATTAAGAAATGCTTAATATACATTTAGGCACAAACATAGGCAAAATAGGAGGCTTACATTATGGCTACATTGGCTGAAATAAGAGCGAAGTTAAAATCTCAAGAAGTGAATCGCTCCACTTCATCAACAGGTGGCGACAACGCCATTTATCCACACTGGAATATTCAAGAAGGACAGGAAGCAGTTGTTAGATTCTTACCCGATAAGGATCCGAACAACACTTTTTTCTGGACTGAAAGGAATATGATTAAATTACCTTTTGCAGGTATAAAAGGTCAGACAGATTCTAAACCAGTGCAGGTACAAGTTCCGTGTATGGAGATGTATGGAAAAACTTGTCCAGTGCTAACTGAAGTTAGACCGTGGTTCAAAGACAAAAGCATGGAAGACATGGGCAGAAAATATTGGAAAAAGAAAAGTTATATTTTCCAAGGTTTCGTAGTTCAAAATCCGCTTAACGAAGAAACTACACCTGAGAATCCAATCAGAAGATTTATAATTGGTCCTCAGATCTTTAACATTATTAGATCGGCATTACTAGATCCAGAGATGGAAGAACTGCCAACTGACAGTGTAAGAGGTGTAGACTTTAGAATAACTAAAACTTCTAAAGGTGGATATGCTGACTACTCAACGTCCAAATGGTCGAGAAGAGAACGTGCTTTAGACGAGGCCGAAAGAGCGGCAATCGATAAAAACGGTTTGCACAATTTAAATGACTTCAGACCAAAAGAACCAACAGAATCAGAAGTAAAAATAATTAAAGAATTATTTGAACAATCTGTTGAAGGTGAAGCATACGACTTGGAAAAATATGGACAATACTTTAGACCGGCAGGAACATCTGCACCTAGAGTGGTAACTCCACAAGCAAGTAAACCTGCACCAGTTGACACTGCATCAGCAACTAATACAGTTGCAGAACAAACAGTAACTACCACTGCAAATCCAACAGCGACAACACCAGCACCAGAGGCAAATGGAAATGGTGACAGCGCCAAAAGAGCAGAAGATATACTGAAATTGATTCGTGCAAGACAAAGTAACTAACCTAAAATACCAAGGCCTTGATATTGACTGTCAGGGCCTTGTATGTTAATATAAGGTATGAAAAGACAAATTAAAAAGGCAATCGATTGGATTCTCTATAAACAAATACCCGCATGGGTTATTCTTGTTTTGATTATCCTATGGATTATATTATAGGCAAAATATGACAAAACCATTTGACGCAACTAAATTTAGAAAAAGCATTACAAAGTCTATATCCGGATTGGGTATAGGTTTTAGTGATCCAACAGATTGGATATCAACAGGCAACTATGCATTAAATTATTTGATATCTGGTGATTTTAACAAAGGTATTCCCCTAGGCAAAGTATCAGTACTTGCCGGTGAGTCTGGTGCAGGTAAATCTTACATAGCATCAGGCAACATTATTAAAAACGCACAGGACCAAGGTATATTCGTAATATTAATTGATTCAGAGAATGCACTAGACGAAGCATGGTTGAAAGCACTAGGCGTTGACACAGATGAAAAAAAATTATTAAAGTTAAGTTTATCAATGGTTGATGATGTAGCAAAAACTGTATCTGAGTTTATGAAAGAGTACAAAACAGAACACTCGGAGAACAGAGAAGGTGCACCTAAAGTATTATTTGTAATAGACAGTTTAGGTATGTTACTAACTCCAACAGATGTAGACCAGTTTCAAAAAGGTGAAATGAAAGGTGACTTAGGTAGAAAACCTAAGGCATTGACAGCACTTGTAAGAAACTGTGTTAATATGTTTGGTTCATGGAACGTAGGACTTATGGCTACAAATCATACATACGCATCACAAGATATGTTTGATCCAGATGACAAGATATCAGGTGGCCAAGGATTCATATATGCAAGTTCAATTGTGGTTGCAATGAAAAAATTAAAACTTAAAGAGGACGAAAAAGGTAACAAAATATCTGATGTGAGAGGTATTAGAGCGGCTTGTAAGGTAATGAAAACAAGATATGCTAAACCATTTGAGAGTGTACAAGTAAAGATTCCGTATGATACAGGAATGGATCCGTACAGCGGACTTGTTGATTTGTTTGAGAAAAAAGGCATTTTGACTCAACAGGGCAACAGATTAAAATATGTAGACTCGGCAGGTAAAGAACATCTTGATTTCAGAAAATCTTGGACTGGAGATAAATTAACAATGTTGATGAATGATTTTGATAAATTATCAACAACAGAAGAATTAACTTCTGCTAGTTCCAAGGAAGAAATGAATGATTGAGATGCAACACGAACACATTGACCGAATATGGAGTTCTTTATCACATTGGATACCAGAAAAAATGAAATTAGACGCGGCTGTGGACTTTATTAATAGTTTGCAGGAATTGGGCGTTGAAGATTCTGCAATAAAACAGGCCGCAGAATTTGATCCCAAGTACGAAGAGGCGGTTAATGCAGTTTATGGTGACGAAGAAGGTGATGATGATTACTATGATGAATATTCGGACAATAACGAATGAGTTGGTATAATAAAGTAAGCAAAAACATAAGTTTGATTCCAGAATGCATCAAGCATTTCGAGGACGAACTAGCACAGGCAAAACGAGAATGTGGTATATATGGCAATCTCGAGAAAGCAAGTGCCGCCTTACCTGGCATTGTAGAGCAGAGGTTTAATCAATTACAAGAGATCGAAGCAATACTTGAATATCTCAATATTGAAAAACGGAGATTAAGATCAAAAACATTTAGAAATTATCTTGAGAAATACAATAAAGTTTTGAGTAGTAGAGATGCAGACAAATATGTCGACGGAGAACAGGATGTAGTTGACTTAGAAAAAATTATTAATGAGTTTGCTTTAATAAGAAATAAATGGTTAGGAATTACTAAAGGTTTAGATCAAAAACAATGGCAACTTACAAATATTGTGAAACTACGAGTAGCAGGTATGGAAGATGCCACGCTCAAATAGAATAATCTTAACAGACGTCGACGGTGTACTTTTAGAATGGGAAAACCATTTTACACAATGGATGCTCAAAAGAAGCCATTTTGACCAAAAGGGCCAAAGAATCCAAACCTACAATTTATTACCAAATATGGAATCCGAATATGCAATGGAAAAACGATTTGGTATTGAAGCATGGCAAATACAACAAGAAATACGAGAATTCAATAGAAGTGCGTGGATGTACACACAGCCTCCTATGCCAAATTCAATTACTTGGGTAAAGTTAATGGCCGCGGAAGGTTGGACTTTTATACCAATAACATCACAGACCTCAGATGTACCTGCACAAATATTGCGAAAAAAAAGACTAGTTGAACTGTTTGGAGATCATGTTTTCCAAAACTACCTAATATTGGAGACAGGCGCCAGCAAAACCACCGCTTTAAACGAGTTTAAAAATACCGGACTGTTTTGGGTAGAGGACAAGTGGCAGAACGCTTTAGAAGGTCTTAAATGCGGTTTAAAACCCCTATTAATAGACCATTTATATAACAAACAATTCAGTCATCCAGAAATAACAAGAGTAAAGGATTGGAAAGAAATCCATAGCCTCACTCAACTTTCTTAACCACCATTCTATTGGAGATTAAATATCTACATGAAAATTTATGTCGGTTGGGACTCCAGAGAAGATATAGCATACCAAGTTTGCGAACACTCAATAAAACGTAGAGATCCAGATGCTGAAGTAGTCCCTTTGAAACAAAATGATATGAGGGCACAAGGAATCTATACGAGAGAAAAAGATAAACTTGCCTCAACNGAATTTACTTTCACAAGATTTTTTATNCCTTANCTTAACGATTACAAAGGATGGGCAGTTTTTTGTGACTGTGATTTTCTTTGGAAGATTCCAAGCACAGAACTACAACAATTTTGTGACCCGAGCAAAGCAGTTGTTTGCGTACAGCATGATTACAAGCCAAAGGAAACAACTAAAATGGATGGNCAAGTGCAATCGGTCTATCCAAGAAAAAATTGGAGTTCCATGGTCCTTTGGAACTGTGAACATCCTAAAAACAAATTACTTACACCAGAATTTTTAAACAATCAGACACCAAAATTTTTACACAGATTTAGTTGGTTAGATGATTCAGAAGTTGGTTCTATGCCTCATAACTACAATTGGTTAGTAGGCTGGTATCAAGAACCTAGTGATGGCAAACCTAAAATACTTCACTACACAGAAGGTGGACCATGGTTTGATGGTTACCGAGATTGTGAATATGCCGACGATTGGAAAAAGGAAGTTATAAACTTATTCTCAGCATGAGCAAATTAAGTGTCTTAAAAAAATTTAATCCGGAACAGCATTTTTTCACTGATCCTTTCCCTCACGTTGTTATTAGAAACTGCCTTGACGATGACATATATCAAAGATTATACGAAAATTTTCCTGTAAAACTTATAAAAGATAATTTTAATATTATACAAGAACACACTTATAGATGCCTTGCTAATGATGTGTTAGTTGAAAAAAAGATACCTGTACATCCTATTTGGCAAGAATTCTTTGAATATCATACATCTCAAGATTATTTTAAAACAGTAATTAAATTATTTGAAAAATATATGCCCAACTATCAATGGCTGGAACAACAAACAGCAAGGATCAGAAATACTCAGGGCGATACAAAAGTCGTAACCGATACACAATTTGTTGTACATCAACCTTATCATACTACCACTAGAACGACACATATAGATAATCCTATTGAATTTTATGCAGGACTTTTATACTTTAGGCAAAGAGGTGATAGAAGTAGTGGTGGAGATTTTATGATATATGATTCTCCCGAAATAAAAGATGTCTACAAGAAAAAAGGGAGAGAAATACCCGAGAATATTTCTATCAAGGATCACACTTCTGTACCATACAAAGAAAATACTTTTGTTATGTTTTTAAATAGCAACAAGGCTGTGCATGGCGTAACTCCTCGAGTTGATGCAAGTGTAGATAGATTATCAGTGAATATAATTGGTGAGTATACTGATAGAAGTGCCTGTACTTTTAGACTGCGTCCAATAGATTAATTACCGTAAATTCTTCTTGCCTTATCCAAGTCTTCCGGAGTGTTTATTTCACCGTCGATCGCTGTGGTAAGCATGGCTCCCATTGTAATTCCGTTCTCAAGAAAACGTAGTTGTTCTAACTTTTCAAAATTTTCAAATTTTGTTTGCTTAAATTTTCTTATTTTTTCTAGAGCAGGAATAGTAAAACTATAGATACCGGCATGATGATAACCATATTTTAATGGTGCCCTCAAGAACCAATGACAACGACCAAGATTGCCTTCTCCCATTGACACAATCGCTTTCACACTATTTGGATTGTTCTGTTCTGCTTGAACCATTTCATAAACTAAACAACCAATTTCAAAATTATGATTTAAAGGAAGTGTGCTTGTAATGATTTGTTCTGGTGTGATAAATGGCATATCACCTTGTAGGTTGATTACACAATCATAGGATTTGTCTCCGATTTGATCAAAGGTAGCGATTACTCTATCTGTGCCTGTTGGTATATTTGGATCAGTCATTTCTACTCGACCTCCAAACTGAAACACCTCGTCTCTGATTTTTTCAGAGTCGGTGGCAACACAAACATCTGCATTAGGTACAGCACTTGCTTTTTCCCAGACATGACGTACTAAAGTTTTACCGCCAAACCTTGCCAATGGTTTTCCAGGCAACCTAGTACTTGCTTCTCTACTAGGAATAATAATTAATTTTTTCATTTAGAATCCTCCATGCAGTTCCGTTTTTCATTTCTTCCATTGTGTAGTTACAATATGCTAAAGAGTGGAACAATAACTCTCTATCCTCATACTTTGGTGTTTCTACCAGAGTGAAGTCTGTTTCTGCTATGGGTTTAGCAGACGAATTGTGTTCATTACAAAACACAGGTACACCATTTACAAAACTTTCTATCATGGTATTACTATTATAAGTTATACAGGCAAAATAATCCTTCCAGTTTATCTGTCCACTATGAGTGGTTGGTTTATCAACCTTCACTGTCGCACCAACATGATCAATTGCTATTGTAGGATTATACGGCTTTTCCCTTATATCTATTTCTCTATCAGTGTTTGATTTTAAAATTTTTAATGTATCATCTAGCCAGTTTTCGGCGCCAAAAAAGTTTGCAATCGCATTTGTTGGCGGCAATACTAATATTTTTTTTCCATTTTTATTCCATGGTAATAAATCTTTTTTAAAATTATTTTCATATCTATCTGCAGGTACATTTAAAAGTTTATTCTCGCAATGTTTATTTTTAGTGATCCTTAACCAGTGAGGTTTGTCATGTGCATTAGTAAAATAACCATGATCCATAAAATAAAAATTTTTATTTTCTTTTTGACACCACTTGTAAACTTCTCCAGATCCAGCAAGTATACCGTACATTGTGATGTCTTCGGTTGGAAGATCTTTTAGGTCTCTAAAATTGTAAACTCTATACGGTCCTGGTGTACCTTGTACAAAAGCATCAACGTATCTTTGTGTTCTAGGTTTTGTAGTATGGATTCCAACTATCATTTATAAAATTTTTCTATAATTTTGATAGCAGTTTTATTTTCTATCTCTTCGGGTGTAAATTGTTGATATGCAAGACTACACAACCATTGATAAGGGTCTGCATAGGTCGGTGATTCTATATTTTCTAATTTTGTTGATGCAACAGGAGTAGCAAAACTTTTTTCATGACAGAACACAGGTACTCCGTTACAAATTGATTCAATTGCACTAATACTGCACGAAGTCACACAGGCGTAGGCATTTTCCAAATCTTCTTGTAAAGATATCTTTGCTTCGCTAGGACCCGAGGTGCCTCTTCCACGTGGCTTCAATCTAATTTTTATTGGTCTATCTGTATGTTTTTTAATTTTTTCTATTGTATCATCTAGCCATGTAGTATGATTAAGATATCTATGTATTCCAACTGAACTAGGACAAACTAATATGTGTTTTCCGTCCTTCTTAGGAGGATGAATTTTAATTTTAAATTTATCAAATCTACTTGTATCACAACTTGTTATCAGTCCTGCATGAATATTATTTTTACAAATACGCCAATAATGGTTATCCTTTTTCAAATTATTATTGTCAAACCTTCCAAAATACGGAGTATCTGCAAACCAATAAGTCTGCTTATTCTTTTCTAGTTTATGGACCATTTCTAAATTGTTATTAACAAAACCCCAAAACATCGCATTGTCAACAGCAGTTGTGGCTTTGGCGTTATCCAAACACATTGTCTCTTCAGGCCAAGACTTTAATATGCCTTCAAAAACAAGCCAGGCCTTACTTTCTAGATTCTGTGTGGGAGCATAAATTGTAAGCATGATTATATTATATTTAAATACTTTACATGATGCAAGTAAAAAACATTGACAGCCTTAATTATTTTACAGAAAAATTTGGTATTATTGATCCTCAACAAGAATATGAAGGATACGTAACTAAACCTACTTTTTTAGCAGAATTCAATAATGCTACTGTTCATCCATTGCCTTTTCTAATGTCTGAGCATGGACAATTTATAACAGAAAATATTTGGCCTCTTATGTGGAAGCAAAAAAATAAACCACAAAATCATGGAATATTCAACCAGTGGGCAGACAATATAGAAATTAATTTTGATCCAATTAATCATAATTTTACTGAGGAAAACAGATACGTTTGGTTAGCAATTGACAAATCTAGTTGTAACAATCCATGGCACATATGGATGGACCTAATGGCAAAGATGAGACTTGTAGAAAAAAAATTAGCAAGAAAATATAATGAATTTGTTTACATAATTCCTAATGAAAGCAAATATTTTAAAAAGATAGTCAACGAAATTGATCCTAGTATAAAATTTTATTTTATGAAACCCAACGACGTGTGGAGATTTAAACACATTTACGCACCTAGTATGGTAAATCATGACGACGGGGTAGTGGTGCCTCAATCAGTAAATTGGATACGTAGTAGATTTTTACGTAACAAAAAATTAGAACAAAATAGGAAAATTTTTATTGATAGATCAGGCTCTAGACAACTTTCAAATAAAGAAGAAATATTTGCTAGGCTAAAAGGTTGGGAAATTTTAGATTTAGATAAAATGACATTAATTGATCAAATTAATGCGTTCCAACAGGCTACAGATGTGATAGCAACACACGGTGCTGGATTAGTCAATCTATTATGGTGTAGGCCAGGTACAAAAGTTTTAGAAATAGTACATAAGTTTACAGCAAAAAAGGTATATCCTAATTTAAGTTACTTGCTAGGATTAGATCACAAAGTGCTTATGGGAGAAGCAGTTCCTATAGAAAAAACTACACACGAAAAAAAATTTAAAAGATTAAATGATTATAATGATATTAGATTAGACTCTAGTATCTTAGTTCGAAATCTTTGATAGACTTTACCACTTCTAATTTCATCAATTGACCACATCATATATCCTAAATTGTTAAGCCATTGAGTCCGGTCTGGAAATTCTGGTGATTCTATTTTAGTTAAATCATGATTTGCTACAGGCCAACAAATTGCAAGGTCTGAAGTCACAAAAGTTGGAATGCCTCTGACACATGAATCTGTACTTGCAGTGCTATTATGAGTAACAACAGCATGGCAATCATTCAAGGCTGTTTGAAAATGAAACCTATAATTCTTTTTTTCATCTCCAGAGAAATGCATTTGCGGTATCATAAGTTCAACATCGCTAGGAAATTCTGACTTTTTATCAAACATAGATTTGGCATGATTAGGGTGCGGCCTTGCAATAAATTTACGTTTTGTTAACGGGCGTAATTTCTTGTAGACATCATTAAACCATTCTATTGGATCTAGATTATTCATTGACCAGTTATCACTAGGTTGCAAAACAAAAATAATAGGAGCATCCGATTTTGACTGCTTTTGCCATTCATAATCTTTTATATTGAATAGATTTTTCATTTCATTCCATCTATCTGGTGAAGAATCTTTTTCAAAAAATTCACCATTTCTCATAGGTGTCCATAATGATACCCGATATCTATGATTTGGAATGCCTGCCGTGTTACCAAAACTTGAACACAATCCACCATCGAACGTGATTACAACACTACCTTTTTTCTTAGCATTTTCTACAAGTTCGTGCCGTCTGCCTTTAGTATGATGTAATTGATTCGATCCACCGTACCCAAACATTACACCAATCGGCGCTGTGATATCCATTTCGCCCTCCACGGTACCGCCAGTACGATGTTCATGCACTATTTCGACTTCATCACCGACTTTGCTTATTCCTTCTGCAAAGTCATATAAAAGTTTAAAGGAATCGCCTCTTCTACGATCTTTAACTGTTCTTCTGAATATTTGGCACTTGATTTTTTTCATTAAATACAGTTATAATTATCACAAGAGAAAACATATGAGATCATTAACGGTTATAACAACTTTTCCACCCAACAGATGGCAGGCATACGCAAAAAGAATGATCGAAAGTTTTATACAGTTTTGGCCAGCCGAAGTAAATTTACACGTCTACTATGAAAAAGAAAAACCAAATATTGTAAATGATAGAATCAAATACATAAATTTGGAAGATGTAAATCCTGAATTGGTCGCTTTTAAAAATAAGCATAAAGACGATCCTGTTGCTTGTGGAGAATTACAAGAAATACCCGGAGGTGTAAGAAGACTTCCTAATGCAGGTGACAAAGACAGAAACAAAGGATCATATCTATGGGACGCAGTAAGATTTGCCCATAAAACGTTTGCGGTTGCTCATGCAATTAAAAATAGCAATACTGATAATGTATTATGGCTAGACGCAGACACATACACATTCCGACCAATACCTTTGCAATTTATTTTTGATCTCTTGCCTGCAGAAAAATTAGTTAACTATCTCGGCAGAGGTAAAACATATCCGGAATGCGGATGGGTTATGTATAATTGCAATCACAATAAAATTCATGATTTTATAGATACATGGACAAAACTTTACACAACAGATAATATATTCAAAGAACTTGAATGGCACGACAGTTATCTATTCTGGCAAGTGCTTAAACGTGTTGCTCCAGACCAAGGAGTAGATATCGGTAAGGGTGCCGGAGCAGAAGGCAATCATGTGTTTATTAATAGTGCATTAGGACAATACATAGATCACATGAAGGGCAAAAGAAAAATTAAAGGCAAAAGTTCAAGATCAGATTTAAGAACAAATCCAGAACTAGATTATTGGAAAAATGTAGAAAACTATGATCCCTTTAGTGGAGTAAAATTTGATCCTAAACAAGCCAACGATATTATTGCTAAAGTTGAGAAAGGCACACAAGGTAATTGATGAGAGTAGCGTTGTATCCTGAGTATTCGAGCCTAAACGGCAAACCAATTTTCAAAGCACTAATTGATCACTTACGGTCAAAAAATGAACAAGTTTTTATCAATGAAGACAGGAATTGTGATGTTGCTGTTATATGGTCTGTGCTTTGGCAAGGCAGGATGCAACCAAATAAGGATATATGGGAAAAATTCAGAGGTTCGGGAAGACCTGTTATAGTTCTTGAAGTTGGTGGAATAAGAAGAAACAAATCTTTCAAAATTGGTATAAATGGAATCAACCGTGAGGCGGATTTCGCAAATCAAACGTTTGACGATAAAAGATGGCCTTTATTTGATATTAATTTGGAGCCATGGAAACAAACAGGCAACGTAATTGTTGTTTGTGGTCAGCACAATACAAGTCATCAATGGAGAGAAAATCCTAGCATGAAAGTATATTTCAAACAAACTATAGAACAGATTCGAAGATATACAGATAAACCAATTGTGTTGAGACCCCACCCTAGGAATCCTGTGCAAAATTTTCCATACGATAGATTCAAACACGTCCGGATGAATATGCCAAAGAGAGACTGGGGTACCTACGATGATACAGACTTTAAAAAATTATTACAAAGCACATGGGCAGTAGTTAACCATTCCAGTAACCCTGCCATGGAAGCAGTTTTTAATGGTGTGCCTGTTTTTGTGTCTGAAAAAAGTTTATGCTATGATGTTGGAAACTCAGACTTGTCGGATATCATGCATCCTGCGATGCCGGCACGACAAAACTGGGCCAATCGTTTGTCTTACACAGAATGGTTCGAACATGAATTTAGAGAAGGCAAACCGTGGGCAAGAATAAGAGAAAGGCTTTTAGAAAGATACCTATGAAGGAAGTAAATTTAGAAAGACCAGATCCAGACAAACCAATAGAATGGACAAAGTACGAAGGTGAAGAAGTTATTGCTAGAATGGTAATAAGGCAAGGGAAAAAATACGAGGAACGTGTTTATATGCCAGATAAAGTTTTTGCGGAACCTAAAGGCAATGCTTATGTGATAGGTAACGGGCCTTCAAGGAAAGATTTTGATCTTAACACATTAAAAGGAAGAGGACAAGTTTATGGATGTAATGCTCTATATAGAGACTTCATGCCAGATTTTCTTTTTAGTGTAGATAGATTTATGTCAGTCAAGATTGTGCAAGATAAAGTTTACGAACAGTGTATCTGTTATGCACCTAATATAGAAGTGATGAGATCCAAGGAAAAATTACATCTTATTCCAAACAACCCTCATTGGATTTCTGGTTCGGCCGCAATGCATACCGCCTGCGTACATGGTCATAAGAATGTTTATCTAATTGGATTCGACTTCAGAGAATTTGGTAAGAATAAATTGAATAACATTTATCAAGACACTGAAAATTATGGTCCGAGGCATGGAGAAGATATATTTGAAGCATGGTTATATCAATTTAGAAGTCTATGCAAAAGAAGGCCTTACGTGAATTTCACGGTGGTGCATAATGCTCCGCCAGACTATGTCACAGCAATTCCGTTTGATAATTGTAGTACAATGTCCTACAAAGAATTTAACGATAAAGTCTTAAGTTAAATTTTTTAAATTGTTTTCTAAAACTGTAAAAGTTTTTGTTGTGATTAGAATAAGGATCTTCCATCACAGTCATTTGATATAGGTGCACCATCTCGTGTGCTAGTGTTTCTATGAAATCTTTCCACTTTGGAAACTTGCAGTGCAGTTCAATTTTGTAATCAATGGCTGTCTTTCTATATGGAATCACTCTCTGATCATATGTTCCTGCTCTGCATTTTCTATTATCCCAGTTGGCTATGCATCTTCCCCAGTCGTGTGCTAATCTTTTTACCTCAATCTCAACATTTGGTAATTGATCTTTGAACAATCCTTTATTGAATCTTTTAAACCAATTATTTGCTTGTACAACTGTTGGCTTAAAACCCTCAATATTTTTATGTCTAGTGAGACTATTATCTAGTCTAACTTTAAATGATTTTTGTACTCTTTTACTATTGACCGCGTATCTCATAGGTTGACAATATTACCATTTCTGTTATAATTGATTATATACTACTAATTATCAAAACTTGGAATGTCAATATCTAATACTAAAATGCAACCCAGCACTATTAACGAATGCATAGATATATTAGCATATAATGAAAACTTATGGCATGGATTTGCTCCTCATCATAAGGACCGTAAAACTGTGATTTCTCTATCTGAGAGCACTTATCCATGGACAGAAAAGCAGGCGAAACTAGCAGTTGCAATTATCAAAAGATATAAGACGCTATTTTCTAAATTTGATCTGGATATTGACAAATTATGCACGTTTCCAAAATTTAGAGATCCTTTTAGGGTGATTGACTATGAAAAATCTATAGAGCAATATACAAACGACGATAACGAAGAATTCATCGAATTTAAATTTCCATACAATAAAAAAATTATTAATTTAATCAGATGTCTCAGATCTGAAAAAAAAGGCCTTCCAGACAACTATCTGCAATACGACGGAGATAAAAAAATATGGACCGCAAAAGTATCTGATGTGACTGTCTATTACTTGACTCTGTTGGCAATACGTTATGACTTTAAATTCATAACTCCAGAATTAGTAGAAACTTTTTATGAGATAAGACAGGAAATAAGTTATAAAAAGCCAATCGCAAAATTTATTAACAATGAAATAAAATTTTTTAATACGCACCAAACATTTAACGATTATTGGAATAAAAATTATAAAAATAAAAGTTTAATACAACAAATAGATTCTTTAAAACTATTTGATTTAGAAGTAGACGTGCCGGTGAAAGATACTTTGAGTTATAAGATTGCAAAATCAAATTATTCATCTGTTTACATAAACAAAGATAAAACAAACTTAGATCAATTACTAACAAGTTTTGATGAACTAGATTTGTTTCCAATACTGATTCCTGTCACAGGCAGATTTGATGAAGAAGATGAATTAGATGAACTTTTTACGTGGATTAATGCGATTAAACAAAGATATGATATAAAAACAAATGTTGCATTTGGTTTTGACATCGAGCAACCAAAACTGCCGGAGACAGCATATCCTTTACCAAAAAAGAAATACAGAGACGAAGTACAAATGGATTTAGACGATATGGAAATTAACGGCACTCTTCCAATGGAAGTTTATAAAAATTCATATGATTTATACCTTTATACCAAGTCAAATAAATGGATTGGTGACGCAACCAAATTTATCTTTGTGAGAAATAGAATACCAAGAACATTAATAAAAAGTGGTATCAAACCTAAAACAGCACTTATGTCTATAGGAGGCGGACTATGGAGTCCTTACTCAGAATTGATCCAAACAATGGTTGAAAATTGCAATAAAAGAGTGTATTATAGCAGTACGAAACCAATAGAACATAATGTGGCTGATATAAAATGAGTTCATGCAAATTAGTAATTAAAGATGAAGTAAATGTAAAGTTCGAGAATCTCAGTCTCGAATGGCGCAAGAAATTATCAAACAAATTCAAATATGAGATACCATATGCAAGACACTTACCAAGTGTTAAACTAGGAAGGTGGGACGGAAAAATAAGTTTCTTTGGACTAGGTGGCACAACATATCTAAATCTAGTGGATGAGATAATACCCATGCTGGACGAAGGCGGAGTGTACATAGATGTAGAGGATAAAAGACCAAAACATAATTTTGAATTCAAGGCTGTTGATAAAAATTATCTATCACACATAAGTTGGCCGGACAATCATCCAGCGGCAGGACAACCTATTGAATTAAGAGACTATCAAGTGGAAACTATAAACAAATTTATTGAACATCCACAAAGCATACAAGAGATCGCCACTGGTGCAGGTAAGACCATTATTACAGCGGCACTGTGCCAACTGGTCGAACCATATGGACGAACACTCACAATAGTGCCAAACAAAAGTCTTGTTACTCAGACGGAAGAGGACTTCCTTGCTTGTAATTTAGATACTGGTGTTTACTATGGTGACAGGAAAGAACTAGGAAGATATAACACGATAGCAACTTGGCAGTCATTGAATGTGCTTGAAAAGAAAAGCAAGGACGAACACACGACAGACTTCTTGGAAGCAATACAAGGCATCAACACAGTGATTATAGATGAGGTGCATATGGCCAAGGCGGACGTATTAAAGAGATTGTTAACAGGACCATTCGCACACTGTGGCATACGTTGGGGATTGACTGGTACTGTACCAAAGGCAGATTATGAATTTATGGGATTGAAATGTAGCATAGGCGAAGTTACAAATAAAATACCTGCTAAAGAACTACAAGACAAAGGTGTCTTAGCACAATGTCATGTAAATGTTTTGCAAACTGTAGACATAGAAGAGTTTAAAACCTATCAAGAAGAATTAAAATGGTTAACCACAGACCCAGAAAGAATGTCTTGGATTGCAAAAACAATAGATACAATAGCATCCTCGGGCAACACACTAATACTTGTTGATAGAATATCAGCAGGAGAAATTTTAGAAAAGAAAATAAAAGGCTCTGTGTTTATCTCAGGATCAACAAAAAACATGGAAAGGAAAGAACATTATGATGAAGTATCTACTTCAAAAAATAAAATTATTATCGCCACATATGGAGTGGCCGCTGTTGGCATTAATATTCCTAGGATTTTTAATCTTGTCCTTATAGAACCAGGCAAGTCCTTTGTAAGAGTAATACAATCAATAGGTAGAGGTATTAGGAAAGCAGAAGACAAAGAGCACGTGCAAATTTGGGATATTACCAGTAGTTGTAAATTTGCTAAAAGACATCTTGGACAAAGAAAAAAGTTTTACAAAGAGGCGAATTATCCGTATAATATAGAAAAAATAAATTGGGATAAAATATGAAAGTACTAACATTAGATAACAGAACATACACTTTAGAAAAAATTCCAGAGTTTGTTGATGATAAATTAAGGTTTGCAGTATTAGATAATTCTAATCCAGAAGATCCTGATTATTTCTTTATTCCTTTAATTTTTCTAGAAAGTTTCAATGCTCCAGCGGCAATAATAAAAATTGGACAATATAAAATTAAGATGCCACTCGATTGGAAGATGGTAGTGGGTGAAGCAGAACAAGGCGAACTAAATGTGTTACCAATTACGAGTCTAAACGACAGAGGGTTTGAAGCCTTTATGTTTAATCCATTGAGCAGTGGCAAACCAGACTTTGCAGAAGTTGACATAGTAGATATCTATCAAGAAGTAAAATGGTATTTTCCTAAGATTAAAACAGGGCAGATTCTAGCAGTACCCCTTACAAACGGGCCAAAGCCACAGTGTGCTTATTTTGTTAAAGATATATCTAGACAATGTGAAAATATAGATTACGGATCAGTCTGGTAATGAGTGGGCAAAGAGAATTTTTAAAAATGTGGTCCAGGGTAGTTGGAATGCCAATTGGTGTGGACGACAAAGACAAACCTAGATTCTTACCTCTCAAGCAAAGAGATGTAAAACGTGCTTTGTTTATGAGAACGTTTTGGATTGTCTTGCATATTGTTACTTGTCTGTTTATAATAATAGGAAATGGAAGACTTTTAGATTTATGGTGAGAAAAAGTAAATTTGTAACAATACCTGCTCCTGTTTTGATGCTGTACACAGGAAAAAAGAAAGATCCTGTTTGGATGGACAGAACATGGTTGCCTGCTTTCTTTGATCAAATTAATAAAATAAAAGTTAAGCCACTAGCAATGGAATATCTAAAAGACAATAAAATAAGAATAAAATTTAAAAATGCCAACGATGCAATGATGTTTAGGTTACAATATGAGAAAAGAACAGAAACGAAAATTTTTTGAACTAAAGCCAGGACTTGAGGCAGTAGACTTTCGAAATAAAGATTACTATGATAGAATAGATGATCACGAAAAGTCTTTGTATAGTCCTTATATGCTAATGAGATATGTTAGCAATATATCAAGTAATGATGGATTCTACAAAGAACACTATGTTGAAATGGTGAATGAATGCGTCAATAAGCACCTTTTTACATTATCAAGTAAACATAAAAAATTATGTTGGATGCTCACTGCGATGTGTGGCGCATTGAAAAAACAATTTCATCCATGGGTAAAACCAATGAAACGTACATCAAACAAAAGTCTTACAAAACTTGAGACTTTGTTTCCCAATGCTAAATTAAGTGACCTCGAAGTACTTGACAATATCTTAACCGATAGAGAATTAGAAGAGTTGGAGAGAGATCATGGCATTGAATAAATTTAAATGTCCTTACTGCGGTAAAGAGTTTACAAAAGAAAGAACCTTGCAGGTGCATCTGTGTGAACCAAAAAGAAGGCACCTACAGAAAGATGAAAAATGGGTAGTAAATGCATTCATGGTTTTCCAAAGATTTTATCAACTGCACCAAAAAACTCACAAACCAAAAACATATGAAGATTTTTGTAAGTCGTCTTATTATAACGCATTTGTAAAGTTTGGCAGATACATGATGCATATAAATCCTTTATACCCAGAAAAATACATTGACTACGTGGTGTTATCAAAGATAAGACTGGATCACTGGGCACGTGATGATTTATATGAAAAATACTTAATTGATACTTTGAAAATTGAACCGTTAGAATCTGCCTTACAAAGATCTATTGCAACAATGATGGACTGGGCGGAAGAACAAAATGTGCAGTGGAGTGATTATTTTAGATTAGTCAACACTAACAGAGCAGTGTCACATATTCAACAGGGCAGGATCTCGCCATGGTTAATCTTAGGTTGCAACCCTGGAAAAAAAATGTTAAACTCATTTACAGATGAACAATTAACAATCGTTGAAAAATACATTGAACCTGCGTATTGGACATCTAAATTTAAGCAGTATCCAGCAGATCATATGTTTGTACAGGAAACTGTAAAAGGAGCAAAAATTGAGTAGAATAGAATCTAAAATAGCAAACGAACTTAATCTCGAAATAGGAGATATTGTTATTGTAATTAAAAAAGATGGCAGTATAAAAAATGTTGTCATGCCGGAAATGAATCTAGAAATGCAAAATTCTGTTTCATATCAGAAACTTTTAAAAGTTTTGGATGTGCTGAAGCCGGGAGCAAGTAAAGAATTTAAAAATCATAATAAAAGGAAAATGCACTAATGGAAGTATTATGGATTTTATATCTCACTGTTTGTAGTAAAATGAGTTGCATTACTCAAGAAGTGCAGAGTTTCAATAACGTTGATACCTGCGTTGTTAGTAAACAGTTCCACGAAGAATTGCCAACGGACGGACACTGGTCAAGTATCAACTACGAATGCAGACCAGAAGGGAGCATGAATGCCTGATGTAGATATTGACTTTCACAACAGAGATGGCGTGTTATCACTTTTCAAGCATACTGCCGCTACGATTGTAAAAGAAGATACACATGAAAAACACAAGACAGGAATTTATTTTCACGACATTCCGATTAATCCAACTAATGGCAATAGTAGTTTAGATTATAAAAAAGCAGAACAAAGAGGATACTTTAAAATTGACCTTTTGAATGTATCAATTTATGAGAAAGTAAAATCAGAAAAAGATTTAGTAGAATTAATGATCGAGGAACCAGATTGGAATATTTTAAAAGATCCTAAAATTGTTGAAAAATTATTTCATTTAAATGGACATTTTGATATAGTAAAAAAACTAGAACCAAAAAATATTGAACAACTTGCGGCTGTGTTAGCAATAATACGTCCAGCAAAAAGAAATCTTATGTATAAAGATTGGATTGATATTTTGAAAGAAGTTTGGATAAAACCTAAAGACGGAAGTTATTTCTTTAAAAAGTCTCACGCGATTGCATATGCTCATGCAATAGTAGTTCAAATGAATTTGATCAAACGAAGTACAAAAAGTGTGTAATGAAAGACTTGTACAAGTTGGTTATCACATACAGCAGTGACGACCCAATGAAGTATTGTGAAATTACTACATTTATTAAATGCAGTCAAAAAGTTTTAGAGAAAAAAATTATGAAGTACTACAACACGAAGTATGAGTATCACGGTAAAGCAGAAGCAGTAGAAGTAGAACTTATGTAGAGAGATATGATACCAGGTCTTTTGGTCTTTGGTAGATAGGTTTTTTATTGTAGGTAGGTAATGCTGTCACTGGACACGTGACTTCGGTATCTTGCAAACTTACATCTTTTAATTTGTCAGCATAACCCAAACTCAGTATCATCTTAAATGTGCCTTTTTTTAATTTCAAGAGTTCCTCTAACCGCTCACGGTAGAAACAATCACACAAGGACGTGGCAAGGCCTAGTGACACAGCAGTCGTGATAGCATTCCATACTGCCATGCCTATTTCTATGTCGTCCACTTTAGGCTGTCTTTTTCTTGGGTCATGGTTCGTAAAAATCAACAAGTAAGGCGCAAGTAATTGGGTATTATACGGACCAACCGGCCGTAGTCCGGAATCCAGTTTCTCTCGCATCTGGGCAATAGCATTTGCCTCGGTCCCGAAATGCCTTTGCCTAAACGATAACTTATAAATTTTATCTTTGAGTTCAGCATCATCGTTTTTTAAAATTTTGCATCTCCAATTGTACCATCCATTTTTGCTTGGAGTTTTGTATAAGTTTTTCGCAACTTGATCTATAATTGCCCGCTCCGGCACTTTATCGTTGTACCAATGACAAAATATTCTATCGTTGTAAATCTTGTTAAGGTCCATTACCCATATTTATTATAAATATTGCTTTGATGCACCGTCAAAAAAAGACAAGTAAAAAAACTAAAAAACGTAAAATCCAAAACAATCATCGAAGTATTGAATATCAGCATTATCAACCAGATAATCAACTGACGAAGTATTTTGAGAAACTAATTTATAAGTCTAGTAACTAACTAGGTTTACGCATTAATTGGATAGTTCTACGTTTTACCCTTTTCTTCGCAATTTCGTCTAATCGCACTGTTGGTCCGTGTGCAACTTGCACATCTTTTCCACTCAAAGTAGTAAGAGTATACCTAAAGTATTTGAAGTCGTTTTTAATGAATATATTAATAGGTAATTTCCTGTTGGATTCCCACCACCATTGTTCACCGAGACCAAGGAATCTATCCTTGTCTTTTTTCTCTGTTATTTTACCATAGTCATAGAAACTAATGACATTTTGGTCTTGGTTTTGGACAATTCCAACAAATTCGAGATCGCCTTTCCTTATAAGCGACAAGAACGGAAATTTTTCCCCTAATTTTTTAAAAATTTCATTCATGCTATTCCAATAAATACTGTTAAATATGTATTACGCAAACAGTATCGAGGTATTTAATAAACAATTTGGTAACGGCTACAATAAGTGGTTATCATGGAAGGAATTCAAAAGTGTACGATCGTAGGCTAAAAATTTATAGAGGTGTAACCACGCCACTCACCTTTACATTCAAAAACGAAGATCAAAAGGCTCAAACAATTACAAGTAAAACATATGAGTTCAATATTTTGGATACCGAAAGCAAAAAATCAGTTTTAACAAAAAATCTCACAGTAATTGATGACGGAAGTACTTTGACTACAAAAGGTCAGGCGTCAGTCAGCATAAGTGCAGGAGATTTGTTATCACTTGATGCCAAGTTCTACAACTATTCTGTTAGAGAAGTCAAATCTGATAACAGCAGAGAAGTAACCTATGCAGACACCGGCTATAATGCCGCTGGAACTTTAGAAGTGATTTCGGGTGCATATCCAGATGTTGTTGATAGTGTTCTTATTGACAGTGGTTATACCACTGCCGGCGACAGAAAAACTTCAAGCGACATATATGCATACCCTGGAGAAAATAATAATTCCGCTCTTCATACTGTTGCTGTTTATACTACAAGTTTTACTGGCACTTTTGAAGTGTTAGGCACAATGGCAACAACACCTGCCGACGCAGATTACTTTACAGTGCAGACAAATGCAATTACATCTAAAACTGGTATTACATACTATAACTTTACCGGAGTTTTCCAAAACGTAAGATTTTCATTCATTACCACGTCTGGAACCGTTGACAAAATACTTTATAGACATTAAAATATAGGAATGAACCTGATCCAGAGTACAGTCCTGAATAATTTGCCTACGGGTAAAAAGAAAACACCATCAGGATGGATTTCATTTAACGCACCTTGTTGTATACACAACGGAGAGAGTGCTGACAAAAGAAAACGCGGCGGCGTTATGACAAATACCGACGGTGGAGTAAGTTATCACTGCTTTAACTGTGGTTATAAGACTTCATTTATACCCGGTAGGAAGTTATCATTCAAGTTCAAAAAATTACTTGGCTGGTTTAATATCAGCGATACAGAAATAAAAAAGTTAGCCATAGAGGCACTGAAACTCGAAGGTGAAAATTTTGAATATGAGAAAAAAATAAAAATAAATTTTTTAAAAAAAACTCTTCCAAAAAATACACACAAACTTGATATTTGGTTAGAAAAATATGTTGCAAAAGATTTAACTGAAACCCAATATAAAAAAATTGATCAACTACTTACATATCTAAACGCAAGAGGCACAAACCCAGCATGGTATGATTTTATGTATTCTCCGTCTTTCGAATTTGACTTTAATCAAAGAGTAATTGTTCCATTTTTTTGGAAAGGTGACATTGTTGGCTTCACAGGCAGGATGTTTACTGATAATAAAAAAGTAAAGTATTATACAGATGTTCAACCAGGTTACGTTTTTAACATGGATGCACAAAATTGGAACAGAAAATTCGTTATTGTGACAGAAGGACCTTTTGATGCTATTGCCATAAATGGAATCTCTATACTTGGTTCAGAGGTAAATGATATACAAACACAACTAATAAATGATCTTGGTAAAAGAGTAATTGTAGTGCCTGATAAGGATAAGCCAGGAGAAAAATTAATAGATCAAGCCATAGAAAATAGATGGTCAGTTGCTTTTCCAAAATGGCACAACGAGGTTGCAGATGTGGCTGATGCTGTGTTAAAATATGGAAGACTTTTTACAATGCAAAGTATTTTAAAAAATACAGAGTCAAATAAACTGAAAATAAATTTAAGAAGGAAAATGAATGGCTGAATATACATTTGATGTACAAAAATTATATTTAGAAATGATGTTGGCTGATGCCGAGTCTTTTGCACGAGCAAATAATATATTTGATTCTAAAAACTTTGATAGAAAATTACAACCAATTGCAAAATTTGTTCAGGACTATGTTGATGAATATAAAGTCATGCCTGAAGTTGAGCAAGTAAATGCAAAGTTTGATATAAAATTAAAATCAGCCAAAGATCTAGACCCAAGTCACTTTTCTTGGTTGCTAGACGAATTTGAAACATTTTCCAGACACAAGGCGTTAGAAAGAGCAATATTACAATCTGCTGACCTACTAGAAAAAGGAGATTATGCTCCTGTTGAAGACATGGTCAAGGACGCAGTCAATATTGGTCTTACACGTGATCTTGGTACAGACTACTTTGACGATCCAAAAGGTAGACTGGAGTACTTAAAAAACTCCAATGGACAAGTCAGTACAGGTTGGCCAAACATTGACAAGAAACTTTTCGGTGGATTTAACCGAGGAGAACTAAACATTTTTGCAGGCGGATCAGGTGCAGGTAAAAGTTTGTTTTTACAGAATCTTGCGGTGAATTGGTCACTGGCTGGCTTAAACACAGTTTACATATCTTTTGAATTGAGTGAACAACTTACTGCTATGAGACTTGATGCAATGATGACAAATATGCCAACACGTAAAATATTTCCTGAAATAGATACTGTTGAAATGAAAGTAAAGATGTTGGCGAAAAAAGCAGGAAACTTGCACATAAAATATTTGCCAAGCGGTAGCACAGTTCTAGATGTCAAGTCTTATGTTAAAGAACTAGAACTTAAATCAAAAAAGAAAATTGAATGTATATTAATTGATTACCTGGATCTCATGATGCCAAAATCTAAAAGGGTATCACCGAGTGATTTGTTTATAAAAGACAAATATGTTTCAGAAGAACTTAGAAACTATGCTACAGAAAGTCAACTTTTGATGTGTACTGCATCGCAGTTGAATAGAGCGTCAGTTGAAGAAATAGAGTTTGATCATTCGCATATTGCAGGTGGACTATCAAAAGTACAAACTGCTGACAATGTAATTGGTATATTCACAAGCAGAGCAATGAAAGAACGTGGTAGATATCAAGTGCAATTCATGAAGACTAGAAGTAGTTCGGGTGTGGGACAAAAAGTTGATCTGGAGTTTGACGTTGATAGTTTGAGAATAAGAGACTTGGCGGAAGATCCCGAATACAAACAATTTGATAAACAAAGAAGTACCATATACGAAAACCTTAAACAAAAATCAAAAGTAGCGACATCAGATAAAAAACCGCAAGATCCAGATCCAACAAAAGGTGACGAAGTTGGTAAAGTAAAAGCAAATGTCGAAGGTAGTAAACTAAGGCAATTACTGAACGAACTACATTCGGACGAAGAACAATAACCAATTTGGTTGACCATTTTTAATTTTTGTAATAAAATAATATTAATACTGAATCGTGTTGGGGAATCAAGGTGCAATTCCATGGCTCTACCAGGAACCGTAAAGTCGGAGTGCCAACCAGTATAGTCCGCTGTCGAATGA